GTTATCAATAAAGATCTGTGTTACAGATCCAATAGTGCCATTGTTATATCTTATATTTCCATTTCCAGGATCAGAATCTCCAGTTGTTGTACTGAAGGTATATGGAGTACCACCGCGACTACCATAGTTACCTTGTAGACCTTGGTTACCCTGGTTACCCTGGTTTCCTTGGTTGCCTTGGTTGCCCTGGTTTCCTTGGTTACCCTGTAGACCTTGGTTTCCTTGATTACCTTGGTTTCCTTGATTACCCTGATTACCCTGGTTTCCTTGGCATCCTTGGTTACCCTGTAGACCCTGTAGACCTTGGTTTCCAATGGGTTGAATACTAAAGAAACAATCTTCAAGGTTATTAAATGTTCCGTTAGAGATTAAAATCTCAACAGTATATTGTCTCCAAGTACCTTGATCAATTCCCTCGGATTTAATAGCACCAACAATATAAACAGATGCATCTCCAATCTTTTGGATTACAAAAGTAGATCTAAGTTCATTGTTAGAATAATCTAATAGATCTAATACTGCACTTTGATCTGCTCCGTCAGTATCAATCTCACTGACAGCAAAAGTAGTTGCACTCGTAAATGTAGTATTGTTTAATCTAAAGTTTCCACTACCAGGATTTGCGATTGTTGTACTGTTGCTGTATCTTATGTTAGTTCCTAACGTTCTTGCTGCAGCAACACCCTGCAATCCTTGTAGACCCTGGTTTCCTTGGTTACCCTGGTTACCTTGGTTTCCTTGATTGCCTTGTAGACCTTGGTTACCCTGGTTACCCTGGTTTCCTTGGTTACCCTGGTTACCTTGGTTTCCTTGATTGCCTTGTAGACCTTGGTTACCTTGGTTACCCTGGTTTCCTTGGTTGCCCTGGTTGCCTTGGTTGCCTTGGTTACCTTGGAGTCCTTGTAATCCCTGGTTACCCTGATTACCCTGGTTGCCTTGGTTACCCTGGTTTCCTTGATTTCCTTGATTTCCTTGATTACCTTGTAGACCTTGAACACCCTGGAGACCAGTCTTAGTGAAGAAAACAGTTACCTCTTGTCCATTTGAAGGTAGAGTACCTGTCAGATAGTTGACAGGTATAGTGTGATAAGTTGTATTATCTGTTACTGCACCATCTACTTCAAATACTGCACTGACATTAGTTGATGAATCTGCAGAAGTGATATAAATGAATCCTCTATTGAGGCCAGGATCCATTGTTGTATCATCCCAAGTTTCATACCATGCAGTCTGATCAATACCAAACTCATCAGTATCATCAAAATACATGCTTGTGACATTTGCAATGCTTGAAGCATTGAACCTAAGTCTTCCTTGACCACCAGATCCCGCAGTGATAGTGGTATCAAAGAGATAAGGAATACCACCACGATCTCCAAGCATACCTTGAAGACCCTGTAGACCTTGGTTGCCTTGATTTCCTTGGTTGCCTTGGTTACCCTGGTTACCTTGGTTTCCTTGATTGCCTTGTAGACCTTGGTTACCTTGATTTCCTTGGTTGCCTTGGTTACCCTGGTTACCTTGGTTTCCTTGATTGCCTTGTAGACCCTGGTTTCCTTGGTTGCCCTGGTTGCCTTGATTTCCTTGATTGCCTTGGTTACCTTGTAGACCTTGTAAACCTTGAAGACCTTGATTGCCTTGATTACCCTGGTTTCCTTGGCGTCCTTGGTTGCCTTGTAAACCTTGAAGACCTTGGTTGCCCTGGTTTCCTTGGTTGCCCTGGTTTCCTTGGTTGCCCTGGTTACCCTGGTTACCTTGGTTTCCTTGGTTACCTTGCAGACCCTGGTTGCCTTGATTACCTTGATTACCTTGATTACCCTGGTTGCCCTGGTTACCTTGATTACCTTGGTTTGGTTACCCTGAACACCCTGAATACCCGTTTTAGTGAAAAATATAGTTAACTCTTGATTATTTGTTGGTAGAACACCCGTCAAATGAGTAACTGGAACTGTATAATACGTTCCATTATCAACTACAGGATCATCTACAAAAAATACGGCAGATACATTAGATGATGCATCAGCAGAAGTTATATAAACGTAACCTCTATTAAGACCTGAGTTGACAATCGTATCATCCCAAGTGTCATACCAAGCAGTTTGATCTACACCAAATAAGTCGGTGTCATCAATATAAAGTTGAGTTACTGATCCAATAGTAGAGTTGTTGAATCTAAGTCTTCCTTGACCACCAGAACCTGCTGTAGTTGTTGTGTCAAAGAGATAAGGAATACCACCACGATCTCCAAGCATACCCTGGTTACCCTGGTTTCCTTGGTTACCCTGGTTTCCTTGGTTACCTTGCAGACCCTGGTTGCCTTGATTACCTTGATTACCCTGGTTGCCCTGGTTGCCCTGGTTACCTTGATTGCCTTGTAGACCTTGGTTACCCTGGTTTCCTTGGTTACCTTGATTGCCTTGATTTCCCTGTAGACCTTGATTGCCTTGATTACCCTGGTTTCCTTGGCATCCTTGGTTGCCTTGTAAACCTTGAAGACCTTGGTTGCCTTGATTGCCCTGGTTTCCTTGGTTGCCTTGATTGCCCTGGTTTCCTTGGTTGCCTTGTAAACCTTGAAGACCTTGGTTGCCTTGATTGCCCTGGTTTCCTTGGTTGCCTTGATTGCCCTGGTTTCCTTGGTTGCCTTGGTTACCTTGTAAACCTTGGAGACCTTGGTTTCCTTGGTTGCCCTGGTTTCCTTGGTTACCCTGATTTCCTTGATTGCCCTGGTTACCTTGTAATCCCTGATTGCCTTGATTACCCTGGTTACCTTGGTTGCCTTGTAAACCTTGAATACCTGCTAAACCAAAACTAATAAAGATCTCATCATTATTACTAAATCCAGATCCAACTGAAATAGAATCAGTTAAATCTAAAGTACTCCATCCATTAATACCAGCAGACTCTAGAGTAACTCCACCAAGTCTAAAAATATAGAAGTTATTTGAATTTGTTTGGGACTGGATTTTAATAAATCCTTTGTTCCCTGGTGATCCATATGCATCAACAAAGCTATAAAAGTCACTTAAATCTGAACCATTTTGATCTGCATGGTCCAGATACATTTCTGTAGAGTTTTCAATAGTAGTACTATCAAATCTAAAGTATCCACTTCCAGGATCTGCCGATATAGTGCTTGTTGAATAGAAATATTCAAAAGTATCTCCAGAACTTACACCATCTGGACCCTGAAGACCCTGTAAACCTTGAAGACCTTGGACACCAGATCTTGTAAAATTATATACTAACTTTTCAGAGTTGGTTGGTAAAGATCCAGATACATATGCAACAGGAACTCTGTAATATCCAGTTTCTGCTGTAACTGCTCCTACAACATTAAAGATATTTACATCAGTATCTGCACTATCTGCAGATGTTATTACAAGATTACCACGACTTAAACCTGCATTTAGTTGAGTATCATCCCAAACATCATACCAAGCGGTCTGATCATTACCTAGGTCATCTAAGTTATCAATATAAATTTCGGTTACAGAACCAATGGTTGCATTGTTATATCTAAAATTACCATTACCAGGATCTCCATTCTGTGTAGTTGTAGAGAAGATATAAGGAACCCCACCACGGTTACCAATGTTTCCTTGTAGACCTTGTAGTCCTTGATTACCCTGATTGCCTTGGTTACCTTGATTACCCTGGTTACCTTGGTTTCCTTGCAAACCTTGGTTGCCTTGGTTACCTTGATTTCCTTGGTTACCTTGATTGCCTTGTAGACCTTGGTTACCCTGATTTCCTTGATTGCCCTGGTTTCCTTGTAATCCCTGATTGCCTTGATTACCCTGGTTACCTTGGTTGCCTTGTAAACCTTGAAGACCTTGGTTGCCTTGATTGCCCTGATTTCCTTGATTACCTTGGTTGCCCTGGTTACCTTGCAGACCCTGGTTGCCTTGATTACCTTGATTACCCTGGTTGCCCTGGTTTCCTTGGTTACCCTGTAGACCTTGTACGCCTTGTGGACCAATCAGTGAGAATGATAAGAATACTGCATCATTTGCACTGAAGTTGCCAGAAGTTGCATAGAATGATTCAATATCAAATGAGAACCATCCAGTAGCACCACCAGTTTGTAGTGTTGTATTACCAACAACAAACAGATGATACTGAGACGAATCAGCAGGATCTACAATCTTACATAGTGCCTGTCTTGTTGGAATGCCATATGCCGAAATATCAGCAAAGAAATCTGCTAGAGATGTTCCGCTTCCATCACTATTTGAAACATACATCTCAGTAGCACTTGACTGAGTTGTAAAGTTATCAAATCTTAAGTTACCTGAACCTGGATTGGCAGATGCAGTTTGTGATCTAAAAGTATAAACATAAGTAGTTTCAGCATTTCTACCACTTAAACCTTGTAGACCTTGTAGACCTTGAGTACCACTCTTGGTAAAAAATGCTGTTAAATCTTGCCCGTTAGTAGGTGCAGTACCAGTCAAATATTCAACAGGAACAGTATAATATGTTCCATTACTTGTCACTGCTCCATTGACGGAGAAGATCATACTAATATTATTAGCACTATCTGCAGAAGTTAGATAGATATAACCACGATTTTCTCCAACAGATACTTGTGTATCGTCCCAAGTATCATACCAAAGTGATTGATCAATACCGAATAAATCATTATCATTAAAATATAGAGCAGTAATATTTGATAGATTATTACTATTAAATCTTAAGTCTCCGTCTGATGTTGTACCAGCAGTAGTCGAAGTGTCAAAGTTATAAGGAATACCACCACGATCTCCAAGCATACCTTGCAAACCTTGGAGACCTTGGTTGCCCTGGTTTCCTTGATTACCTTGGTTACCCTGGTTACCTTGGTTACCTTGGTTACCTTGGAGTCCTTGTAATCCCTGGTTGCCTTGATTACCCTGGTTACCTTGGTTGCCTTGATTACCCTGGTTACCTTGGTTGCCCTGTAAACCTTGGCGTCCTTGGTTACCCTGTAGTCCCTGGTTACCTTGGTTACCTTGGTTACCCTGGTTGCCTTGATTACCTTGGCGTCCTTGGTTGCCCTGAACACCTTGAGTACCACTCTTAGTGAATAGAACTGTTATTTCTTGACCATTTGAGGGAATATCTCCACTTACATAAGTAACAGGAACAGTCCAGTAGGTAGTATTATCAGTTACAGCACCATCAACATAGAATATTGAGGTTACATTTCCACCAGAATCTGCTGATGTTACATAAATGTAACCACGATTTAAACCACTATTAAGAATAGTGTCATCAAAAGTATCATACCAACCAGTTTGATCTGATCCAAATGAATCAGTATCGTCAAAATAAATTTCTGTAATGCTTGCAGCAGTCGTGTTATTATATCTTAGAGATCCTTGTCCGCTAGTACCTGCTGTGGTAGTAGAATCAAAGTCATAACGAACACCACCACGATCTCCAAGCTTACCTTGCAAACCTTGCAAACCTTGGTTGCCCTGGTTTCCTTGATTACCCTGGTTACCTTGGTTGCCTTGTAAACCTTGAAGACCTTGGTTGCCTTGATTGCCCTGGTTTCCTTGGTTGCCTTGATTGCCCTGGTTTCCTTGGTTACCCTGGTTGCCTTGGTTACCTTGGTTACCTTGAACACCTTGAATACCTGTTCTGGTATGGAACAGGGTTAAGATGTCTCCATTAGATGGTAAAGTACCAGTTACATACTCTACAGCAATCTTATAGTAACCAGATGCTACTTGGTTTGCACCATTAATTCTGAAAATATTTACTGTAGTTCCAGATAGAATATCTGCAGAGATAAAGTATAAGTATCCTCTATCTGGGTTCTCGGTATCATCCCAAACATCATACCAGTTAGTTTGGTTGTTACCTAAATCATCTTCATTATCAATATAGATTTCTGTTACTGCGCTGATTGAAGAGTTGTTATATGCAAAGTTTCCTAATCCTGGATCAGCATCGGTGGTTGATGAAACATACTGGTATCTAATACCACCACGGTCACCAATACCACCTTGCAGACCTTGAAGACCCTGAGAACCTACACCTTGGAGACCCTGGTTGCCCTGGTTGCCCTGGTTGCCTTGGTTACCTTGTAAACCTTGATCTCCAACACCCTGCAATCCTTGGAGACCCTGGTTGCCTTGGTTTCCTTGGAGACCTTGATTACCCTGGTTGCCTTGTAAACCTTGGCGTCCTTGGTTACCCTGTAGTCCCTGGTTACCTTGGTTACCTTGATTACCTTGATTACCTTGTAAACCTTGGTTTCCTTGATTACCTTGATTTCCCTGACGACCTTGTGTTCCCTGAACACCCTGAATAGATACATCAGTGATAGTTGCTTTCTTTAAGTTACCAGCACTCGTATCATATAAGAGTAAATAATCAGCTCCTTGAATGTCACCAGTTAACTGTGGCCTATCAAAAATAACATTTGGATTGACATTTCTTAGATTAGAATCAGTGACTCCAGTTCCAAGAGAGGTTGAATCTACTACAACATTACCGCCAATCTTATAAGATTCTGTAGCAGGAATATTTACATTTGCATTGACACCAATAGATTCGGTTGCATATTCCCAAACAATAGTTTTCTCAATATTGGTTGAACCGATACCAATACCAGCGCCATCAAGTAAAGCTTCATTACTAACACTTTTTGCAATAGCAACTTTGAAGTCGGGAATATCAAGTGTACCACTACTAATTGTAATAGTTTCACCGTCAACAACTAGGTTACCCTTAATCCTAACAAGACCTGTATTATCACCAACTCCTGCTGGGTCAATAAGAATAGTTCCTGGACCAGTAATAGAGTTACTGGTAACTCTGATTGCTTGTCCCTCTTCACCTAACTCAAGAGAAGATGCACTGACAATACCTGCAACATATAAGTCTTGATTATTAAAGAATCTTAGGTTATCATTACCTACAGGTAGATTAGAAGCATTTTTGTATATGATTTGATCAACATCACCTTCTACTGGACCTGCAACACCTTGCAAACCCTGTAGACCTTGTAAACCTTGGTTACCTTGTAGACCCTGTAAACCCTGGTTGCCTTGTAAACCTTGTAAACCTTGGTTACCTTGTAGACCCTGCATACCTTGCAGGGCAGCACTTAAGATAGTATCTTTCTTTAATAAACCATCAGTCTGATCATAGAAAAGGATAAAATCATCTGGTTGTGCTTGTTCTTGAACTCTATCATTAATAAATCCAGGATTTGCGTTTCTAAGATTAGAACTCGTAACACCTGCACCTAAGGTTGTTGCATTTAGTACTTCATCAGTGCCAACATAATAAGCAGCTGATGGATCATATACACCAAAATTTACACTAGATTGCCATGCATCAATAGCAAATGAATATCTGAGTTCTTTTCTAATACTTGTAGAACCAATACCAATAACAGTTCCATCAAGCTCAGATTCTGATGTCTCCCGAGCATTAAAAATAATAGAATCTGTACCAAGAATAACGTCATCATTAAAGAAATTAATGCTATTACTGTTAAATCCAATAGGTGTTCCTTTAATAGACAAGTCACCTTCAATATACACCAAACCATCTGAGAATGGTGCGATAGTAATAGAAGAAGGACCATTAATCCTTGTTTGAGTAATACTTAGTGATGAAGTAGTATCAAATCCAGTATAAAATGCATCTGCAGTTAGAATACCAGAAATTACGTTTTCAAATGATGGACTAGATCCAGAGGTAACTACACCATAGTCGCCAATGTAGCGATAGCCAACAATGTAAATATTACTTGAAGTTACTCCACTCGGAACAACTGATCCATTAAAGTTTAGGATGCCCGATGAATAATCAAAAAACCAAGTATCGTTTGATCCTGCACCAGCAGCAGATAGCTGCACCCCACCAGATGCAGGATCCCCTCTATAAACTTTAACAATGTATTCTGGACCAAAGCTAGGATCAATCCAGTTATTAAGATTACTTGAAGTATTATTTCCGTATATTGATCTTGCAATAAATGCTCTATTACCACTAACAGTAGGGTCTACTGTCATTCTAAGGGCACTACTAGTGCCATACACCTGTACAATAGAACCAGAGGATGAAGGCGGTGTAGAAGGAATAAGATTAGATTCTGCCCAAATAGTATCTGCGCGTGTTACTATAGGGGAGGGTATAGCTTCTGCGAAAGGAGCTTTTTTAGTACCTGATAAAGTAGAATCCTCAGATATACCAGTTTTGGATGCGGTATAACCTATCTTTTTTAATAGAAAATCTAGCTTTTGTTCTTGAGATGCTGCCACAGATCTTACTTTCCCTTAACTTATGTAGACGTGAATGACATGGCAGTTATTGACTGCCCAGAGTTCAATCTCCAACGAATCAAAATGCGATTATTCGAATCATTAGATGAAGATTCTGTACCAAATACGCAAGTAAATGTTCCACTATTACCATTCATCGCTCCACCTGAAGAACATCCTGGTTCTGCTGATGTTGGCACACCAGCACCTCTGTATGCTTGGAACATATCTGCCCAACCATTTGTTCCTGACAAAGATGATGTCCAAGTAGAGTTGTTTGGCATACAAACCCAACAACCAGCATAAGAACCAGTTACGACAATTTTAAACTCAGATACCTGAGATCTAATAAAATCCATTTGAAAATACTGTGCCCCAGTTCTACCGGAAGAATAATCTGGTCCTACTGGTAACCAAGATCCATTTGAATAATCGGTTACATCATGACGCAGTACAGCACCTCTAACGATAGATTCATATGTAGCAGCAGTGTTAGATGCTGTAAATGTTGTAAAGACTGGTGATGGATTATCACCAGTAGAACCTGCATTTACTCTTTTAGCGTTACCAGAACCAGTTCCTAAAGAACTCACTAAGATGTTATCCTCATCAATTTTATTAGTTCTTGCAGTCGTTCCCATCATATTAACTGCCTGAGTTATAGTTGCTCTGACAGAATTTGATCCATAAGGAGTAGTTGCAGTATAGTTAGAGAACCTTGTCGCATCAGTATTAACAGTTTGATGGAGATCTCTGGGTGCCTGAGAAACTAAGCAGGTTACACCAGTACCTACACCATAATTCTGGACTGGTGGATTCGTCCCACCATCAAAATCTGCATAACTCTTAGTACCTCCATTTTGGAATCCTGTAGTTTGACCACTAGATGCCAGGAAAGTGTTCTGAGTATACATATCACCACTAGCATTCTCACAAGTTATTACATAAGTGAATGCATTGCTAGAAGATTGTGTGTAATGTGGTACACCTGAAGAATAATTTAAGGTTGGTGAAGGTGGTGTTACTGGAGTAGTAGCACTTAATACAGGTGCAGAGACTGTACTTGGATCTTCATACCAAAAAGCGCGTTGAGTTTTATATCCAAACTGCTGAATATATCCTCTATTAAACCCATTTGGAGATGTGGCATTAATCAATCTAGCATCATAAACTTCATAAAACTCTGAGTTAATACCAGGATTTCTAGTTGAGAAAAACGCATCCTTATCATTTGAAATCTGTAAAGCACCGTAAATGCCGTCATTTGATCCAGTTGTCAGAGTAACTACTCCAACAGAACCATCATTTATATACCCCGTTACAGTCCCTGCATCACCAGGACCATACTCTGTAATGTAGTTTGAAGTTACTGAGTTAGTGATGTTCCTATCATATTGTGTACCTGCTGATGGAGTCAACTCTCCACTAGTACTATTTGTTGGCGCAAAACCAGCACATAGTCTACCAACACCTGTCAATCCAGTCATAGTAAATACTACGTTTGAAATAGTATCGGGTGGTTTTGGTACTAGTTTTCCTAAAATAAAGTTGATTTCATTAACAGAATCTTTTGTATAATCTGCAGTCTCAATGCCAACTGCTCCTGGAAGGAATCCTCCATTAGGAGTTCCAATGACTTGATCACCATAAAACTCTGAAGCTGTTACAAATCCAGTTACTTTTACGTCATCAATAATAGATAATCTATGATCTAGTAAGGGAAAAGATGTTCCAATACCTACACTATTTGTAGAAGGAGAAAAAACAAATAAAGGATCAACAGATAATGATGTAATAATACCAGAAGTTGCTGTTAAAAACCCAACATACCTAGCATCATTACCAGTGGGATCTGCTAGTTTATTTGATAAAACATTAGATAATGTGGATCCATCACCATAATATTTCTTTGCAGTAATAAATCCAGATACTATGGCATCACCATCAACGGTGATGCCATTAGATACATTAATATCTGAGGCAGTTAGTGCCCCAGATACTAAAACATCTCCTGTAACGGTTAGATCTGCGGATGCATATGTTGTACCAATGCCAACCCTACCAGTTACCTCAAGTACAGTAGAGTTTTCGGTATAAGAAGATATACCGACACTAAGATTCCTTTTACGTTCGCTTAAAAACTTTGGCATTAGTCAACCTATACATTTGTGGTATATACCGCAGATCCAGTTATATAACTGAATATAATAATATTTATTCAATTAAATGTTTCTTCATTGTCCAAAATACTTTCTTCTGCGTCTTGTTTTGCTGACGTTACTTTAGTTTTTCTGGAGGTTCTTTTTTTCAGTTTTTCTTGTTCTTTAGTAATATCTCCAATAGTTTCGTTGAGATTTTCTACCATAGAACTAAGAGTTGCTACCTTAGCTTCCAATGAGATGTTTTCATTAAACAACTTAAAAGTTTTTTGTTGATATACTGAGATTAAAGTTTTATAGTCATCCTCAGAGATATACTGAAACTCATCTTCTTTATTTCTAGACATAAAAAAATAGGTGTAATAATACACCTATTTATGTGGATTTGATTATATTATTTTTTTTAAATTAGTTTAGGGTCTCAAGAACTGAAACGATAAACTTGACATCACTATTTGTACTTCCTTCAACCTTAAGGGAATCTCCCTGCTCCATAACTAGTTTTCCTGCTAATAGATTGACAGAATCATTTGATGGGATTGGAAACTCACGGAATAGTTCGGTTGTTACCGCAATACCAGATTTGGTTCTTACATGAGAAACGCTAATATCTTGACTAGATGCTCCCACGTTTGATGCTTGTGCCAGGAGGAGTACTCCCGTGTAACCCACGGGAGCAGTATAAATTCCTACTGGTTCTGTTGAGACAACATTAGTGATTGTCTTGAATACGTTAAGGGCTAATGCCATGGATTACTCTCCTCCGAGTGCTAGAATGAATGGGGTTAGGGTTGAGAACAACGACTTGGAATATGCCGTTCCAGAGATAGTACCAGTATTCTGGTTAATGATTAGTCCGTCACCAATCTTGAAGTTACCTGACTGATCAGTACTGGTGAATACGACCAGACCACCATTCAGATTCACAGTTTCATTTTGAGGAATAGTAACGCCACCATTCTGAGGAAGTGCAGCCTTTACATTAATACCAGAACCAATATATTCAAATGCATGAGATGATGCGAGAACTCTACTTTGCTTGTAGAACTCAACTTCCATTCCAGCGGTTACTTCATATGGAACCTGTGCGTCAAGGGTGATTGTTGAGATTCCTGCAGAAGGATATGTTGCCTTATTAACTGTGTAGTAACTTGGATACATATCAATCACGATTCTTGCAGGTGTTCCTCCACCTATAGGAGCACCGATTGTAACGGTTGGAGGAACAATGAATCCTCTACCGCTAGAAACAACTTCAACTCCAGTTACCTGACCATTCTCGACTGTTGCGATTGCCTGTGCAGGTACGCCCCAATCAGTTGTTGGATTACCAATAGTAACTTCTGGAGTACTGGTATAACCAGAACCTTTAGTTGTTACTCTAATCTTGTCAACCTGATAGTATAACTTATCAAACACAGTTACTTGACCGTCGAACGGTCTCTGTGGATTAATCTGTACTGTACCACCAGAAGTATATGAGTGTGGGAATGGACCTTTACCTACGTTAGCGGTAAAGTCTGTTGAAGTTGTAGCAACCGAGCATGTGGTTGGTTGACCCTTAACGATTGCGTCAGTTGCGATACCAATGAGGTTATCAATAGTATCTTGAACATTTTGGCAAGCGTCTGGATCGTTATTGGAGTTAACAACAGGATCAGGAGCGAGCTTGAAGTTCTTGCTATTTAGTTGATTATTGATAGCGAGTTGCATATAGTCAGCAGATGCACGGAAAGCAGTTACGGTTTCAACTTCTTCACCGATTAGTGCATCAGAGAGTGGCTTGCCAGTCTCTTGATCGAAGTAGTAGTTGGTTGCACTAATGATATTTTTATTAGTGAAGTTAAGAAGATCATTCTTAACTGCATCAACGATGTAACCAATGTCTCTTCTGCACTTAGTCTCTTGATCTAGGAGTCTACCTGCATTAGGTAAGAAGTTATCTAGTTCAGTTAGAGTACCGATTCCGATTACAGTTGTAACGATTCCGATTCTATTATCAACTACGTCCTGAACATCTTGACAGGTTTCAGGATTACCCGATCTTGTATAAGTGATTACTGGACCAACACCGTAGTTTGCACCACCGAAGGATAGAGTTAGATCCTTAGTATAGAGTTGGTTAGTTAGAGCACCCTTCATGTAATCACCTGCCTTACCGAAAGCAGTTACAGATTCAGATCTTTCACCATACAGACCTGGAGTTAGTGGTTGACCAGTTCCAGTGAAGTATTGCTTAGTGAAGTCTCTTGAATAAGTATTGCCTCCGAGGAATACGTCAGTTGAAACAGCGTCAACTAGGTATCCAATGTCTCTTGCACACTTATAACCACCTGGGGAAGAAGTAGTTCCGAGACCAACGAAGTCATCTGCATCAGTTCCATAACCAACTGTCTGACCAAACTCGCCTAGTTCTAAGTAGAAATAACCATTGTTGATACCGTATGTTTCATCATAAAGTGCTGCAGTGTTACCTGCGGCAACTACGACTGTTACAATACCAACTAGGTTTTCAATGTTTGCCTGAACATCTGCACAGGTTTCACCATTACCCGAAGCATTATACTCGATATTACCACCAGCACCATTGTAAGATGCAGGACCGAAGGATAAAGTTAGATCCTTAGAATATAGTTGGTTAGTTACTGCTTGCTTCATGAGAGGTTCAGCAGCTTCAAATGCGGTTAGTGAAGGTGCGAGTTCACCGTCTAGTCCGCCTCTGATTACTGATCCATCAGCGTAGTAGTATTGCTCAGAGAATCCTCTGGAATATCTATTACCACCAGTAAACACGTCAGTTGATACTGCATCAACTAAGAATCCAAGGTCTCTAGCACACTTGTAACCGCCAGGGTTCTCAGTGGTTCCGATACCAGTTCCTCTGTCGAAGATTCCAGTATCATAAGTTAGAGTGCCGAATGAAGCAGTGCTTCCAGCACCAAGAGCAACAGTTACAATACCAACCAGAGTATCAATGTTATCCTGAACATCTAAGCAGGAATTCTCGTTTCCAGACTGTAGAACAGGGATAGAGGAACCGATACCATAGTACTGAGGACCAGATGAAATACCAAGATCCTTAGTATAGAGTTGGTTAGTGATTGCATCCTTCATCCACTCACCGCCACCCATTAAACCAACGATTGTTGGAGAAACTTCATTTCCATCAATGTAAATAGCACCAGACTCGTTGAAGTATTGCTTGGTAAACTCTTGTGAGTATCTGTTACCAGAAGTAAATACGTCGGTTGCGACGGCATCAACAAAGAATCCAACGTCTCTTGCACACTTATAACCACCTGGAGTGTTAGTTGTACCAACACCAACTGATTGATCAAATAGACCAGTGTTGAGTGGGAATGTGATAGAAGCAGTGCTTCCAGCACCAAGAGAAGATGTTACGATTCCAGCGAGAGTATCAATGGTATCTTGAATATCCTGACATGCAGTTGAAGAAGTGTTAGGAACGTCTGAACCCTCATTTCCTGCATTATATGTTGGGTTACCAACTGAGATTGTTAGATCAGAGTATGTAGCGCCAACTAAAGAGTTAGTAACTGCATTGAGCATGTACCCTCTTGCTTGATCAAAGACATAGATTGACTCATCAATCTCACCCTGTAGACCATTAGAGATTATTGAACCATTTTCAAAATATTGGAAGGTGAACTCAGAAGCATAAGTATTACCACCAGTTAGTACATCAAGAGCAACTGCATCAATGAAGAATCCAGTATCTCTCTTACACTTCTCTTCAACTGAAGCGAAGTTGAATGAACTGAATAGTGGGTTATTGACTGCATCGGTGAACGCTGCGCCAACGATTACCTCCTTATTGAGTTGAATCATTCTGTAGGCATCATAATATCTTGATCTTCCGTTAGACTGTGCGTCACCTGGGAAGTAGAATGCATCATAATCATCATAACCTTGAGCAATAGAACCGATAGATCTATCGATAACTTCTTGCTTGTTCTTTTGGATTAGACGATATGAATCGAAGTATCTGTACTGCTCATCATCTCTCTCATCAAATCCAGTGTTAAGAGTTGGGAGTTGTGAAGTGGTTCCTAGACCAACTGCAACAGTTGCAATACCAACTAGGTTCTCGATTAGGTCTTGAACATCTGCACAAGATGATGCGCTTCTGTTGTCATTAGTGACGTAATCGGGAGAAATAGTTAGGTCTTGAGCATTGAGTTGGTTAGTTACTGCTCCTCTTGCGAGATCGCCAAGTGCAGTGAATGCGGTAACTGACTCAGACTCTTCACCGAGTAGACCATCAGAGATTGGATTACCATTACCATCGAAGTATGATAGAGCGAATCCAACAACATTATCGTTAGAACCTGCCCATACATCCTCTGCGAGTGCGGAGTGTAGATAACCAAGATCTCTAGCGCACTTAAATCCGCCTGGGGATGCTACAGTACCAACACCCGACTGGTTAAAGTAACCAACATTTAATGTTGGAAGACTATTGGTTGATCCAAATCCTACTGCAGTAGTAACCACTCCAACTAGGTTTTCAATGTTTGCTTGGACATCAACACAAGCTTCAGCATTACCAGAAGGTAGTACAGGGATGGAAGAACCAGCGCCTGCATAAATCGCTTTACCTGGGGAGATTGTTAGATCCTTAACATTAAGTTGGTTAGTGATTGCCTTTCTTGCATAGAATCCTGCGTAATCGAAGGAAACAACGCTTGGTGACTCTTCACCAGTTAGACTTTCTGTTGGTGAACCTGCTCCATCAAAGTAGAATAGAGTGAAGTCTCTTGTGTAGCTATTACCGCCTGTGAATACGTCAGTTGCAACAGCATCGACAAGGTAACCAATATCTCTTGCACACTTAGTACCACCAGGAGATAGAGTACCGAAGTCTTCCATCTGGAGTGATAACTTAGTGAATGGATCAGTGTTGACTACAAAGTTACCAGTATTGAGAGCATCGCCAGAAGGTAGTTGTGTAGTGGTTCCGAGACCAACTGCAACTGTTACGATACCAACTAAGTTCTCAATAGCAGACTGAACATCAATACAAGCATTAGCATTACCAGAGAGTAACACAGGTAGTTTAGTATCACCGATACCGTATCTAGCAGTACCAGAAGAAATGCCAACATCCTTAGAGTTAAGTTGGTTGGTAACTGCCTTCTTCATGAAGGTCTCTGCAGAATCAAATGCTACAAGTGATTGTGCTTCTTCACCAACCAGACCATTGCTGATTGGAAGTCCAGCGCCATCAAAGTATTGAAGAACGAACTCTCTAGAATAGCTGTTGCCTCCAGTAAATACGTCGGTTGAAACTGCATCAACTAAGAATCCAATATCTCTAGCACACTTGAATCCACCTGGGGATGAAGTAGTACCAATACCAATACCAGATTGTGAGAAGTAACCATCATTGATTGATGTAGGAACGTCTGCGAATGTTGCGGTTGTACCAATAGAAACAACTGCAGTAACAACTCCAACCAGAGTATCAATGTTATCCTGAACATCAATACATGCTGCTGCATTGCCCGAAGGAAGAACTGCAATATCTCCACCAGCACCACCATAAGTAGCAGCACCAGAAGAAATGCCAACATCCTTTCTATAAAGTTGGTTGGTGATTGCGTCCTTCATAAACTCACCAGCAGCAATGAATGCAGTGTTTGAAGGAGCTTCTTCGCCTAATAGACCTGTCTTAATCCATCCACGATAGGTTGGTTCATATGACTTGACAGAATCGATTGTTGTTCTTACGAATGTATGTGCAGACTGTGGAAGATGCTTGATTGCTCCAGCGATTGCACTTACAAATGTATGTGCTGTTTGTGGTTCATGTCTAATAGCATTACACTCAGCACGTACAAATGTGTGTACAGAACCTGATGCAGAACCAGCATTTCCAACATTAACTGTGAATGTACCAGTCTGCCTCTCAAGACCGTTTGCAGATGCACTTACAAATGTGTGAGTTCCAGTATAGTCAGAAGCACCAATATTAATCTTGAAGGTATTATCAGTCTTCTCACTGATCTTTAACCAGCGACTTGATGGATAATCATATCCAGCGCGTGGATATGACTTAGATACTGTGTTACCATCTAGTTCGCAAGTGAAGGTTAGTGAACCATCATCAAGTTTAATATAATCTTCATTAGCAAATCCATGAGAAGCAACTGTTAGAACAACATCTCCAGTTGCAGGGTCATAAGTTGCTGCAGTTACAGTATGAGTGGAAACGCCAACTTCATTGATCGCAGTTGCGATACCTGAGATTGGGTTGCCTGCTGCAGGATATGCATGTTCAGTAGCATTTCCATCCTGGTCACAAGTGAAGATCATTGACTCATCTTCAATAATGACTGCACGACCAACGCCAAGACCATGCTGACCAACAGTAACAGTTAGATCACCAGTTGCTGCATTATAAGTAGCAGCAGTTGGATCAAAGTACTTGTTAGGACCAGACTTACCTACATTGACGGTTAGAGAATCATCTGTAACACCAGTAATCTTGATTGATCTACCTGCGTATGGATCGATTCCTGGACGTGGATATGTCTTCTGTGCTTGATTATTATCAAATGCACAAGTTAAGGTGAAAGAGTTGTCCTCGATAATAATACCCTCTCCAACACTCAGTGTGTGTTGACCAACAGTAACGGTGAAGTCACCAGTTGCAGGATCATATGTTGCTGCAGTTGGGTTGAATGACCAGTCAGTACCAGAAGCACCAACATTAACAGTCACTGATGTTGCACTAGTTCCAGTAATCGTTAGAGGAGAGTTATATGCAACTTGACCTTTTGCTGGTAGAGAGTGCTCACTCTTATTGCCATCCATTGCACAAGTGAAAGTGAAGCTTTCCTTGTCTAGGAAGATAACATCATTTAGTTGTAGTGGGTGATCTGCACCAACAATCATCGTGAAGTCGCCAGTTGCAGGATCATAAGTTGCAGAAGTTGGTGTCCAACCTGCTGCCTCTTGGAAGTTATTTTGTAGATAACCAATAGCGTAGGAGTTACCTCCAGTAAATACGTCAGTTGAAACAGCGTCAACTAAGAATCCAAGATCTCTAGCACACTTAAGTCCACCAGGAGAATAAGAGCTAATACCAAGTGCCTGGTTAAACTCACCTACGTCTAGAGTTCCTTGACTTGTAGGTAGTTCTGAAGTTGTACCGATACCTACAGCGTAAGTAACAATTCCCACAAGTGCATCAATACTATCCTGAACATCTAGACATGCATTTGCATTACCAGATCTTAGAACCTCAATGTCAGAACCGCCACCTCCGAAGTATGCTTTACCCGAAGAAATGCCAACATCCTTATTGAAGAGTTGGTTAGTTACTGCATCCTTCATGTATTCGCCAGCAGATTCAAATGCGACGACTGAAGGACCTTCTTCACCTAGAAGACCATTAATGATTGGAGCAGCATTATCAAAATACTGCAATGCAAATCCATCTGCATAGTAGTTACCAGCAGTGAATAGGTCAGTTGAAATAGCATCGATGAAGAAACCAAGGTCTCTTGCACACTTATAACCACCTGGCGATGAAGTAGTACCAACACCAACAGACTGGTTGAAGTAACCATAGTTGATAGTTGCCGTTACATCAGATGTAGTTGCAGTGGTTCCTAGACCAACAACTGAAGTAACGATACCGATTAGGTTATCAATGTTGTTCTGAACGTCAATACATGAAGCTTCGTTACCAGATCTTAGAACAGCAATATCACCTCCACCACCACCATAAGAAGCAGAACCAGATGAAATACCAAGATCTTTAGTATAGAGTTGGTTAGTGATTGCGTCCTTCATGAACTCACCAGCTCCGATGAATCCATATAGAGACTGTAGTTCTTCTTCGTATAGACCCTCACTGATTGGATTACCAGTTCCATCATCGAAGTACTCAAGGATAAACTCTCTAGAATAGAGGTTACCGCCAGTAAATACGTCAGTTGAAACTGAATCGATTAGGAATCCGATGTCTCTAGAACACTTGAATCCGCCTGGAGTTGCAGTGGTTCCGATACCTGCTTGGTTGAAGATACCGAGATTTCTTGTACCAGCGAAGGAGGTTGTATTTGCCTCAGTAATAGCATCAGTTACGATTGTAACTAGGTTTTCAATGTTTGTTTGTACGTTAGCACAAGCACCAGTATCAGTATTTGAAGATGCTAGAGGATCAGTTGTAATACCAACATCAGTATAGGTTAGGTTGTTAGCAATAGCTAACTTCATTCTGTTTCTTGCTTCATTGAAAGCGTAGATGGATTGAACCTCTTCGCCACCAATACCATTATCATAGATAGCACCATTCTCAAAATATTGTAGAGTAAAGTCTTGAGAATATGCGTTACCACCAGTTAGAATGTCAAGAGAAATGGCATCAATAAAGTAACCAAGGTCTCTCTTACACTTAGTTTCAGTGCTAAGGATACCAGGATACTGAGTTCTTGTAGCATTCCAAGAACCATTAATAATCTCATCTTTGTTTTTCTGGATCAGACGATATGAATCATAGTATCTGGAACGTGCATTTGTCTCTTCATCACCAGGGAATACCCAATCAGTTGGATAAAGATCATAGTTAACAGTGATGTTACCAATAGATCTATCAATAATTTCTCTTCTGTTCTGTTGGATTAGACGATATGAATCGAAGAATCTTGATCTTTCATTAGTTTGAAGATCGTTAGGGAAGTAGAAATCAGGATAACTGATAGAGATAGATGCCAGCGACTTATCAATAATCTCCTGTCTATTCTGTTGGATTAGACGATATGAATCATAGTATCTGGATCTTGCTATAGTTTGAGAATCGCCTGGGAAATAAAAGTCTGGATGATCTAATGAAATAGCAGCAAGTGACTTATCAATAACTTCTTGTCTGTTCTGCTGGATTAGGCGATATGAATCGAAATATCTTGAGCGAGCATTGGTCTCAAGATCTCCAGGGAAGTAGAATTGATCATACTTAGTTGCAATAGAAGCAAGTGACTTATCAATAATCTCTTGCTTGTTCTCATTGATTAGACGATATGCATCATAGAATCTTGATCTTGCATTGGTCTCTGTATCGCCAGGGAAGAAGAAATCGTCATAGTCGTCATAATCTAATGAGATAGAAGCAAGGGACTTATCAACAATTTCTTGCTTGTTCTGAAGGATTAGACGATAAGAATCATAGAATCTAGATCTATCAGTCGTCTCTGCATCATCAGGGAAGTAGAAATCTGGGTGATATAGACCGATAGTCGCAAGAGACTTATCAATGATTTCATCTTTATTTGAGTTAATAAGATTAAATGAATCTTTAAATCTGTTTCTTGAAGTATCTGGGAAGTAGAAATCTGGGTGGTCAATAGCAATCTGTGCTAGCGACTTATCAATAACTTCCTGTCTGTTCTTCTGAATCAGACGATATGAATCAAAGAATCTTGATCTTGCGTTTGTCTGATCATCATTAGGGAAGTAGAAATCAGGATGCTCAACAGCAATCTCTGCAAGTGATCTATCAATGATCTCTTGCTTATTCTGTTGGATTAGACGATATGAATCAAAGAATCTTGATCTTGAGTTAGTCTCTTCTTCGCCTGGGAATACAAAATCAGGATGCTTATAAGAGATAGAAGCAAGTGCCTTGTCAAGAATCTCAGTTCTGTTTGCTTCGATTGACTCACTAGCATCACTATATCTACCAGGAGCAACAGACTTAACTTCAAAAATAGTACCGTAGTTACCTGTTGGATATAGAAGTGTCTCCTGACCACCGTCTGAAGTGCAAGTAAATCCTAAACCTGCAATAGTAACACCCATGCCAACACTTAGTTCGTGTTGTCTGTCGAGTGTGAATGAAGTAACTCCTGTTACATGATCATAAACAGCGTCAACAACATTCATTACAGGGGCGTTTGCATCAATATTAATCTCAAAAGTAGATGCATCTACACCTGCATTTGATGTTACGACACCAACATATTTGAGAGGTCCAACGCCATCAGCGACAAGACCGAAGTTACCGAATGATGAGTTAGAGTTGGTAAGGTCGCAAGCACCACCTGACTGACAGAGGATTGCGGTATCTGAACAGATGGTGAACATGGACACCAACTGAGCAAATGCTTCGTTGAAGATCTTAGCACCTAAACCACCTGGGTTAATCTGGGTATAGGAGTCAAGAACCATGGACTTAATGGGTCCAATGGCATACTTACCATCAATGTTTAGACCAATAGTGCCTGGAATAAAGTTAGTACAGTTTTGAATATATGGCGACTGATCAATATAAGGAACAACTTCTGGGTTAAATGTAACAATAGCACCGTTAGATTTTTGCTCAGGTCCAATGAATGACATCTCTGCGATGTAGCATCCATTGTCTAACCAGAACAAGTCTCCTTGATTTTTTGGTGTAACCGTAACTTCACGAAGTGAGTCGCCAACGACTGACACATTGTCGGGAAGTACGATTGGGTTATCTTCTAGATAAACTCCAGCACTAATTTTAATAACAGTTCCTGGGACAGATTCTGAGACGGCAGCTTTAACGGTTCTTTTTGCGTCTCCGAGTTTCTTACCTGTGTTGTTGTCGTTACCATCTTGTGTTACATATAGGACATTAATAACGGTCGCACCAGCACCAACTCTTACAATGTCTGTTCCAATACCTGGCCTATTTCTGGCCATGTAAACTTCGCCATCATTAGTATTAATGGCGATTTCCCCTAGAGGAAGATCAGAGACTGTAGGTTTTTTGTTAGGTACTGAAGACCTTTTGAATCTAATTTTAGGACTTGCCATTAACCCATCCAGAAAAATTTTCGGTACTTTTACTTTATTTATGAAATATTTTTATTAAGTTACATTACAATATTATAAATCTTTAAACTCCGTAGAGTCCACAATCAACAGTAATATTCTCCATCAATCTCTCACCATCTTCACAGGTGATGACTTGAGACTGACCAGCGCAATCATTCAACCATAGTGCTCCAATTTCAAGAGCAGCATATGCTTCTGCAAGAACACTATTACCATTTAATGTAGTTCTCTGAGCAAACTTCATTCTATCATCATCATTATCATAATACATTGCAGCTTTCTCTGCAGAGTTAGTAGCAGTATCAAAATAGTTCAGAACAATGCCAACATCATTACCCAAATCTTGAGTTGGAGGAACTAACTCTCCAGTACCCTCATCTAATACTAAACCAAGTTCGATTAAAGGATCTCTGAGCGTGAAAGTTTCAGAATCTACAAGGAATCTTCCACCATCAATAAGCAAATCACCAGTAATATTGGCATTACCAATAACTGTTAGTACAGTTTCGAAGTCAGTGTATCCCTGAACACCAAGTGTTAACTCCCTTTGAGTGGGACTTAAATATTTTGCCATTTAGAAATAACCCTTCTTGACCGTAAAGTTATTTAGGGAAATAGTATTTTTAATAATCCCCACCATCAAAATCGATACGGTTATCAAGATCTGTGTCAAGTTGATCAATAAAGACTTCTGGTAGACCTGGATTCTCGGGTTCTTGAACAGCAGCAGAAAGAATGTTGTCTGGGTTTTCCGCTCTCCACTTATCGAGTAGTTCATTATACATGAGAGTGTATCTATCTCTAGCATCATCAACATCAGTATCGACAAGATCGGATAGACGAAGATTACTAAGTTTATCAAGGATAGCTTCCAGAATCTGGTTAGATGAGTCTAGTTGTAAGTTAGATCTTAAGTATTCTAAGAAATCCTCAGGTAATCCTGGTTGAGTAGTTTCAGTTAAAGCAGCAGCACTAAAAATCTCATCAGGGTTAACTGATTCATATTTTTGAGTATTTTCATTAAACATTAACACATATTTATCCAATGTGCTGTCTATGTCAACATCCTGAAGATCGGAAAGTTTCCTTGCCATTATTATCCCTGATTTAGTAACTACTTTAATATTTCCTAATGGGAGTTTACTTTTTACATTAAATAGTTTTTTTCTTACTCTGACTTTGATTGTCATATGGTAGTATCCTCGACAATTATTGTTCCAGTTACAACTCTAGTGACAAAATCTAACTCACTATTTTTAATAAACACATCAAAATAGTTTCTTCCAGAGGTCAACTCCGTTGTCATGGATCTCCCCATGGAGATATTTACCTCTGCATCTGCTGTAGTAATACCAACGACAAAACTATGTGATTTAGTTGCTGTTGGATGTTTTTTGATCTTTGCAAATGCAGTAGTATATAGCATGTTGAGCATGTCGCCGTCATCACCAGTTAGATAGAATGATGCTTCAAAATCTGCACCTTTTTCTATTGTTAGGTTAACAACAGCTGCACTCATTTTCTTATACCTTTACCGTAATTCTATTTATTAAAAAGCACCGCCATCAAAATCTGTGATTGCTCCTACTGTTCCAACATACCTCCATCCTTTAATATAAACACTTGCACCGCCAGTAACTAAAGTTGGTACATTTGTTCCCGCAAAGTTTAATATCCCAGATGAGTAATCAAAAAACCATTCATCATTATTACCGCTACCTCCAGCAGAAAGTTTCGTCCCCCCAGATGCTGGATTTCCTGCATAAACTTCTACAATATAATCTGACCCAAACTGAGTATCAATCCAGTTAGTTACATTATCAGAAGTATTTACTCCAACTATCTCTCTGGCAATAAAGCTTCTTCTATCGCCAACAGTGTTATCCTCTGTCATTGGATAAGCATTGGATGTTCCATATGTTTCAATCAAAGTATAGGATGGATATCCTTCTCCAGGAAAAATGATCAAATCTCCTGTCGGTGGAGTTGATGGTATCCTAGCAGACTCAAACCAAAGACCGTTGTTTGGTATTATTATAGGTGATGGTATTGATTCCGCAAACGGAGCTTTTTTAGTCCCCGAAATAGTGGAATCCTCAGCAATACCAGTTTTACTTGATGAATATCCTAACTTCTTTAGAAGAAAGTCAACCTTTTGCTGTTGAGATAATGCCATTAGATCCTAGTATTAAGTATTGCGGAATGACAATGTGTTAATCTGATCTCCAGAATCCAATCTGATTCTTATGAGTATTCTATTAAAAACATCATTAGACGATGACTCAGTACCAAATACGCATGTAAAAGTTCCCGTCCCTCCAGTCATATTTCCTGCAAAAGCGCATCCAGGAAGGGCGCTATTAGGAATACCAGAACCTCTATATGCTTGGAACATATCTGCCCAACCATTGGTTCCAGATAGGGATGTATTCCATTGGGTATTGTTTGGCATACAAACCCAAAATCCACCATAAGATCCATCGATTGAAATCAAAAACTCTGAAACGTTTGATCTAAACATTTCAAGTTGAATGTATTGAGCTCCAGTCCTACCAGAAGAATAATCTGGTCCTACTGGAAGATATCCAGTAGAATAGTTTGTTTGATCGTGTTTTAAATCACCACCAATAACAACAGCTTCATAAGTTGCTATTGGGTTTGATGCAACCCAAGAAGTAGTAACAGGTGTTGGATTATCGCCCGATGATCCAGCATTCACTCTTCTAGCATTTCCAGATCCAGTACCAAGTGACTGAACTAAAATATTATCTTCATCTATTACATTTGTTCTAGCAGTTGTACCCATGATATTTACATTCTCAGTTATAGTTGCACGAACACTATTTGATCCATATGGAGTGGTTGCAGTATAGGTTGAGAAATTCTGGTTGTTGGCGGTTACAGTGCGATGAGAATTTCTAGGAACTTGAGACACTGTACATGTAACTCCAACACCAACACCAAAGTTTCTTACTGGTGGATTAACACCGCCAGTAAAATCTGGATATGATTTATTTCCCCCATTTTCAAATCCAGTAGTTTGACCAGAAGAAGTCAAGAATGTATTTGTAGAATACATATCTCCAGTTGCATTCTGACAAACAATCTCATATACAAAAGCATTATTTGTTGCTTGTGTATAATTAGGAATACCCGAAGAATAGTTTAGTGTTGGTGATGCAGGTGCTACTGGAGTAGTTGCTGCTAAAACAGGAGCAGGTACTACACTAGAATCTTCATAATATAAGTATTTTTGAGATTCATATATGATAGTTTCAACTTGATGTTTAATATAAGCCATATTAAATCCATCAGGTGATGAAGCATTTAATATTCTTGAGTCGTATACCTCATAAAAGTTTGATGCAATACCAGGATTTCTAGATGAAAAAAATGCGTCTTTATCATTTGCAATCTCCAATGATGTGTAAACACCATTATCACTGTTAATATCATTAGAGATACTATTATCAAGATTGATAACATCATTTGTTATCATCATCCTAGTTCCTTTAGGATCAAAGTTTATCATAGCAGAAACATCACCATCATCGCCAGGACCATACTCAGTCAACCAGGTTGATGTAACACTGTTGCTAGTATTTCTTGGATATTGTGTTCCTGCTACTGGAGAAAATACCCCAACAGTATTATTAGTAAAAGAAAATCCTGAGCACAATCTACCAACACTAAGTCCAACTATACTAAAAGAAGCGTCAAGAATAGTTGCTGGTGGTTTTGGAACTAGTTTTCCTAGAATAAAGTTAATATCATTAATAGAGTTTTTTGTAAACTGGGTTTCATCTATTTCAATAGCGCCAGGTTTAAAGCCACCAGTAGGTTCACCAAATCTTAAAGGACCATTATATTCACCAGCAGAAACAGCATTACTTACATCAACGGTTCCTCTGAATAGTGAAGGACCATTAACATCAAAATCTGTAGTAGGTTCACTATCAGTATTTCCAACAGCAACCTTACCCCTAAAACTACTTATTCCAGTTGCAAACGTATCTTTTGATTTTAATGTAGTATCAACACTCAAAACGCCAGAGACTAAACCGTCTCCAGCGACATGAAAATCTGATCTGGCAATATCAGTTTTAACTCCAACATTGCCAGTAACTTGTAGTGCTGTAGTGTTGTCAGTATATGATGGTATACCAACCCTAAGTGTTCTGTTAAGTTGACTTAAATACTTTGCCATTTATTTGTTTACTAAAATGCAATGACAAAAAAGATTATTATCCCTATATATTTTATTTAGTCAAGTTGCTTATCGAACTCAAACATCCCATACTCTGATCCCCATACCATTTTTTTAGTTACAGGATCATATCCCCTATCAATAACTCTATAAGTATTTTTTCTCAATTCAGACATAGTAAATAAGAACGATTCTTTACCATTTTTATTTATCATACATTCACACCCCATGATCATACCATAATAAACACCATTCTGTTTAGTAAAAATACAATCACAGTTCTCATTCTTTTCTAAATCATCTTCAATGATTTTATTTATATCAGTGAAATATAAAAATCTTTTACCATTCTTTACTTTATAACTACTAACTATTAGTTTATCTTCATACTGATTTATCTCCAGAACAAACTGTCTATAAGGAGGTTGTTTGCGAACAGAATATTTCTGTTCTCCATAAATCATATTATTACTTAATAACTCATGACGTAAACTAATCTGAGAATATTGTGAAGGGTATGAAAATGCTTGTTTTCGATTATGAAAAGATCCAAGTAACCATTCTGTAAACTCCTTAATCATTCAGTACTACCTCTTCTTGAATGACGTGTTAATGTAGAAAATAATACCTTACCAATAGCAGATATTAGATTACCTTCAATTTCATTAAAGACATTCATATTTAGTTTGAATGCTAGATTAGCTTCTTTGATAATCTCATCGATTTCATTTTGATCGAAAGGAAGAGTATCTAATACATCTCTATAATCTCCCTTAAAAACTTTTTCATCTTTAATATCTTTAAAAATATAAAAGTTCATCCCAACATCAGGAACTTTTAAAGCAGATTGAGCAATATTTTTCAATACTTGTCCACCAGAAAGATCGCCAATATACCTAGTATAATGATGTGCAATCAATAAGTCTTGATTTTCATTAGATACCTCTTTAATCCTGGCAACATATTCTTTGCAAGATTTTGTTTGAGTAATCCTTTCTTTCCAATCATATCCTAGATAATATTCTAAATCTTTTTCTAAAGATTTTTTTCTGAAGAGTTGTGGAAAATAAATGTTTGACACAATCATATCATCTTTGTGTCTTTCAAACTCTTTTTCCATCGCGGAATAGATATGGTACAAGTCTGATAGTAATCTTACATAAGATTTCTTTTCAACCACACCTTTGAGAAAACAGGTAATGAAACCTGTATTCTCTGCCATAGTGTGAGATTTTTTAGTACCTTCTCTTATTTGTTGTGATAGGTTAGACATAAGTTCTACTTGGTATTAGAATCCGACACTTTTCCAAGATATGGATCATAATCAGTAATCATGTTTACATCAATATCTGATCCGTTCGCTTTCCAGAAGTTTAAAACTCCTCGATAAGAAGCTTTATGGAATTTATCAACATGATCTGGGTGGATTGTCGATCCTAGGTCTGTTTTATAAAGTAAAAGTGGAGTGGCGTAAGTCGCACCAGAGTTGTAGATTAGATCATCTGCAACAGGTCTTGGTTTAACACCATTGTCAAGTTTATATTTAGCGCCTCTCACATGATTTTTGATGATTTTTTCTGCATGATGCCTTGTAATGACATAACATGCGGTTGAAAAATCATTAACAAACCTGTTATGTACGGGAACTACGATATTGCCAGTACAAATAATAGCTAGTTGTAAAACATCCCAAGAGTAAGGTGCTTTAGCAATAAAGTCTTGCCAAGTAAAGTTCCAATAGAGAACAGTCTCTAAACTACAATCATCTTCCATGATGACTGCATAAGGAGAATCTGATGTTTCATACCAATGTTTGATTGCTTTAATATGAGAAGTAACACATCCAATCTCACCTGATGACATCATCGGAGGATAAGTTCCTTTGATAATATCACTTAGATCATCTTCTCTACCATCGTATGCAGAGATACGCTCATAGTTTTCAATTTCCCAATACTTAAACTGATCTTCCATCCACTTACGACGCTCAGGTTGACCATCTAGATTTAGATAATAGATAGGACCAAAGTTTTTAAGTTTGTAAGCTGCTTTGTTTTTTTCCGAGAAATCAAAATCTAACTCTATTTTTTCCTCTTCTTTAGGAACGTAAGATTCAATAAGTTTTTCCATGGAGGGAATGTGATATTTCTCTAGAGTATTCTTCCACTCAAACTGTTTTGCATACTCTAGGATTTCTTGACGATTAGCGACTGAATACTCTCTGTTCTTGATGATTTCGGATTCAACATATTCAATGTCGTTGATTTTATCTTCAGGGATTACAGTAATAAATCCTCTATCAATATCAAGATTTGCTTTACCCCATTCGCTAACAACAACACCTAGTCCTGCAGCGAATGCTTCCATACACACTAATGGATGAGCTTCTCCATCAGAAAGAAGAACTAGATTTCCATATTCAGTCAACTCATCATATAGAGTTTCTTTAGTCCATTCCCCAAGATAGTTTTTGTTAATATCAAACTTTTTATCATCAACAATACCAGCATAATAAAGAGAACTAATAGACTGGAATAGATGCTGTCGTTTCCGATAGTCTACCTTTGCGACATAAATGCTTTTATCACTTTGTTTTGGTTCCTCAGTTACCCTAAAGTTTTTCGAGTTTACGCCATTAGGAGTAACGAATACTTGATCTTCTGGAATATTATTATTGACGTATACTTCTTTAATGCCTTCAGAAAGAGCAAATACATTTGGTTTGTAAACCTTGAATGCATCTAGTACAGCTCGATAACCGCCAATCTTTTCTGGTTGCTCAAGATATGCATAGTGTGTTGTAATCGCTGTCGGATATTTAAGATGGGGATATAGTCCGACCATATTGTCAAACTCGATATGAACAAAATCTGGATTAAACTCATCAATCTGCTTAATCGCATCAGATCCATTTGTAGTATTGACAATCTGAACTTCATGTCCAAGTTCTTCATAGCAACACTTCATGTCCCAAATAAGAATTTCTACAGCACCCCACCCTTTAGGTGGAATAGGCATCACGCCAGGACCTACGATTGATACTTTCATTCTACTTCTCCCATGTCATAGTCACACATTTTCTTTACAAGATCTTCAAAAGAATATTTTGGATCCCAGTTTAGAGTTCTTTTGGCAAAACTGGGATCTCCAACAAGAGTATTTATCTCTCAAAACTTAAGATATCTTTTTCGTAAACATCAACAATATTTTGCCATGAGAAGTTATTGATACCATACTGTCTAATGTCTTCTCTCATTTGAATAGATTCTTTACGATTCTTTTCAATAGTACTAGAGATATAATCCATATCATCTAGTTTATCTTCAGGGATAACATCAATGAAAGGAAGATCATAATCCAAATCATATGCACAATAATGAGAACATACGATACCAAGTCCAGCAATCAAAGCTTCTTTGATTACTAGAGGAGTTCCATTTTCACCGTCAGAAAGCAAAACCATATTTCCATATTTGGTCAACTCATCATATATAGTTTCTCTAGTCCATTCTCCAAGATAGTTTGGATTATTCTTTTTGAAAGAAGTTTCTGAAGTGTATCGACCAACAAAGTCAATGCCTGGAAGATCCTGATAAATCCATTGACGTTTTCTCCTAGAAATCCTTGCTAGGTAAATAGATCTATCTGCATATTCAGGTGCTTCTGCATACTCTAAAGTTTTATGTTGAGCACCAAGTCCTAGTCTGAGAAGTTTACTTTCATTTGCTCCATTATCTTTAAAGGTATTTAGATCCTTATCGGACAAAGCAAAGTTATAATGATCTTGCTGATTACATACCCATTTGAAGAAACCAGAATATCCGTCTTGTGCATGTTTATCAAACTGATCAACATAAGGATAGGAACTACTAATAGCAGTTACTGTGTTTGGACAGCGAGATTTAATCTCATCCATGATTGGATAGAAAACATCGTAAAATAGATGTATAAAATCAAACTCACCTTCTTCAATATCATCAATAACACTATTCAAATCTTGAGTATTAAAAATGACACCTTCATGATCTTTCTCACCAAGTTCAGAAGCAATCTCCCAGATTAAACTTTCTACGGCACCCCAACCTTTAGGGGGAATCTCAACAATACCTGGACCAATTAATGCGATTTTCATTTAGATAACTCCTGAATAAACTCGTATGCTCTATGCTTTCCAGCATGATTTTCAAAGGCAATAAACATATCTGGATTATTTTTATAAACATATGCCATAGCACTTTGCTCATTGTTGATTAGATTGTTAGCGATCATTTTGTTTTGAAGGACATCATCTATAAGATCACAGAACTTACTCATGACTTCTCCTCCTCCACACCAAAGACCTGCCATTACCCACGATCTAGCATCCCACAAATCTTCTAAGGTATATGATTTAGCGTTAACCAAATCTCCATAGTAAGACATTGAGGTTTGTATTATAACATGGTCTTTGCAATCTAGCAATGTTTCCATGGCAGTCTGTGATGGATACTCCAAATCCATGCCAAAGAAAAATCTGGATAGACCAGCATCCATCCACATAAAAAGTTCAGTATTAAAGGGATTGTCGGAAATAATCCGATTTACCCATCGAAACTTAGAATAGATAACTGAGTTATAAAGAGCTAGTTTACATTCTATTCTGTTGGGAGCTTGAACTTTTTCCTTAAAGTTATCAGAGTTTAAAATACCATCAATCTTCTCAGTTAAATGATAGTAAGGAATATCTTCCAATGCTTGGGTGATTATCTTTGTAGGCAACCCTTCCCTACATTTTTCTACAAATGAAACAAGAGACTCTTCTACAAAGATTACCATCGGTCTGGTAACTTTTAGAGTTTCTTCAAACCAAGAAAGATATTCTTGAAACTTTCTACCATCACCATCTTGTTCTCTATTGATATCATAAAGGGCAGTTACTATTGTTATAGAATCAGACATGATATTTTGAATTATTTTTACTCAAATGAACAATCTTAGGTTCAAAATCACAGTATTGACCAAACATTTCTGGGTATGCAAACTGTGGTCCTAAGACATTTGTATTATCTCGGTTTTCTATAAGAAACTTATTAAGGTGACTTTCATCATGCCACTGAGCAATCACATCATTATCTAAATCTGTTTGAACTCGACGATCAAGTTCACAAATAAGATTCATAATCTTTGAAGACTTTCCTCCCCATAAGCATCCTTGGAAATACACAGATAAATCATCATCCTCTGAAATAGCAGATGTAGATTTTTTATTCGTCTCAAACGCACCAAACTTCTGATTATGTGGGGGCATCTTAAGAAAATGGCAAGGATGATGAACACCAAAGAAATCTTTAGTATCATCAAAGAACTCTTCTTCAGTTACAGTATCTACAACTAAAGCATCCGCATCAATAAAAACAAACCAATCTGCTTCTGAGATTACATCTTTTGCTTTTTGAATAATCTCAAATCTTTTTAGTGTGATATAAGGCCATTCAATATGCTCATAGTCATAGGTATTAATATCTTCTGGAAAATCTCCATCACCATCAGTAAAAACTAAAAACTGTTTTTCGGTATTAGGCAAAAAATATTCATGAATATTTTCATAGTATCTGGGAAGAAAGTTTAAATACTTTCCTGTTCCAATAAAACAAATAGCAACTTTCATCGTTTTAGAAAATCATAGTTTACATGTTTACCTGCAATGTCAGAGAAGTCACTTCTTTGCCATGCCAAATGAGGTCTGAAAATATAAGTCCTTAAGTAAGATTGCAGTTTTGTATATATTACATCTAATGGTCCTTCCATCTTAGACACAAAATCAATAAGCAGATCATAGCAACTACTGTTTATTGCATATGCATGAGTAGCGTGAGCATTATAAACTTTATATACATGATCCGTTACTTTGATTGGCGGTCTATTCATGTATGGATAGCATAATGCATGAGTAGCACCAAGATATAAAATATCCCATTCAGGAACTTCTTTTATATACTCTGAGAAAAGTTTATCAAAGTTTGAACAAAACTCAACATCATCTTCTAAGATCAAAACATTTGACACATTATCTTCTTTACATTTTTTTAAAATGTTTAAATGTGAAAGAAGACACCCTACTTCTCCATGACTCATTTTTCCAACACGATCATGTTTAGTGCCATCTACAGCTTCATACCTTTCAACATTAATATTATATTGAGAGAATACTTCTTTACAAATATCCCATCGTTCTGGTCTTCGTTCTAGATTAACACAATAGATTTTTTCAAAGCAATCATTAAGAGTTTTCATCGTATCTTGTTAAATATTTTCTAAAAATAGAAGATCCTGCATTAAATTTTACTGCTTGAGTAAACAAATCTTTTTGCCCACGATCATGGGCACTAATGTTATTATAGATTCTAATATATCCATTCTTTGATTTGCTGTTTAACTCTTCAATATTATCCAAGTATCTTTGCCAATTTGGACGCTCTACAATATCATTACTGTCTAGTATTTTTTTAATACAGTCTGGTTGCAACTCAAGATTAATCAGATCTTCATAGTAAATAAAAGTTGCTTGATTTTTGCTCCAGTCATAATAACGAAGAAGATTACAATAATCTTTTATTTGATCATTTAAAGATCTAGATGATCCTCTCTTTGAATGAGAAACAATAGCATCATAATAATCTCTAATGATAAGAGTTACTTTTGAATCTTTGATAAGTTCTTTTTCATTGAGTGTTGGATCTACCAAATGAAACTTCCTAAGAATCGGAGGATTCTTAGGTTTAACTTCTAGGTTTCCACCAACCAGATAGTCGATTGCACTATCTGGAATGTCTTCATTAAAATCAACAACAACCCTTTCGGTAATGTATTCAATCAAAAACCTCAATAAAGTATTACCACTTCTAGGGTAAGATATTAAACAGTTTGGTTCACTCATAACACAATCCAATCACTACAATATATATCCTTAGTTTCAAGGTGTGCATTATTTGGACCAAACCATTCCTTAGGAGCAACAATAGTTTTTGCCTCCGATAGATAAGCTCCCCACCAACTAAAAGTACTACTAGCAGTAATGATATATTGACACTTTGTCATCAGACATAGGTCAAGATATGCATCATCAGTTTCAGAAACTAAGAACCTATCAGAAGAAAAAATAGATTGCTTTTTGCACCATGCAGGATCATCAGAAAAGATTAGAACCTCACAATCTCCAGGAATCTGATTCAAAGCTAGTTGAAAATAGTTTTCATTCTGAGAGTTATGACTCGGATTATTTACATAATCAGTTCTTCTAATGTGAATAGCGGCAACGTTTTCACTAAAAGAATCTCTTACTTCAGTTGCAACAGATTCATATTCCGATTTAAATTTAAAATCTTTTTTGATTTCATCTTTAATATGATCAAACCATTTAGCACTTTGAAAGAAACCAAATAAGTTTACGTTTCCTTCTGGTAGATTTTCAAATAACTCTGGATCAAATCCAAATCCTTTCTCCTGAACAGTGGGAAAATCAGAGATACCACGTTGGCAAACAATGTCAAAGCAATCGTCAATATTACTTCTAAGATTTGTATAATAATGTTTACCAAATACCTCAGTTGGAGGAATCATAAAATCCTTACCATGCTTTACAGCAATACCTTTAGTAGCTGCGTACTGGAACATTTGATTTCCCAAATGTCCATTATTACCAAGATGATTAAACGATATCATAGTTTTCTAAAATAAAATCTTCTAGCACTCCAATCTTTTTAACACGCTCTAGATTATCTTCTATAGCATCCATTTTATCATAATAGATTTCTTCAGAAACTTCAAACTCCTCAATGAGTTCAATAATACCTTCTGCATTAAAATACTCACTGATAGAGGGAGATCCCATATAAACTGGAATAGTTCCAGTTGCAAAACAATCTAAAATCTTTTCAGTATGATAGGAATCGTAGAATCCATTCTCAATCGCCACTGAAAACATATAATCACAAAGTCCTTCTTCTTTCAAAGGGATTTCATTAAATCCTCTACCAAAAAGATCCACTTGATCACCAATCATATCAACCCATTTTAGTCTGAGTTTATGTCCTGGTGTACTATTTTTATTTGACGTAATAAAAGATAGCATCTTTGTTTTTGGATATACTTGTGGATCTTTAATCCAAGTTCCATTTGGGGGACACCATTTAAATCTCTCATCAAGATCCAATAGTTCTTTATTGTGAGTGAAAATATATCTAAAAACTTCTAGATATTCTTTATAATCTCTTTTTACATCATTAACAATATCTGGAGTAACATACTTTGACTCTAGCAACCACCCATATTTAATACCTTTTACATTATCAGAGAATGCTTGCGTCATGCTCCGATCAACATAAAATGAAACACCATTGCTATCATCAAAAACCCACTCTACAGTTTTTGCTTCTTTCCCATGAACAGAGTATCCTTTATTTCCATGAGTGAGATGAGTAAAAGAATCTCCAACCAAATTTAACTTAGTTTTACTCATCAAATACGCCCTTGTAAAGTTTAACACTATCTTCTCTGATAGGAGTTCCATTAACAATGGAATCTTCAACTAGAAGATTAATAGCTTGGACCAGTTTAGGTCTTTTTACTTTGAAGCAGATATCGATCTTTTTCTTTAGTTGAGCAATCTCTTCATCAGTTGTTGCTTCCTGAATGGCGTCTTCTAACATCCAAGTTCTAATATGGAGAATAGCAAGTTTCTCCACAACTTCCCCAAGATTATCTGTTGCAATATACTCAACATCAGGGATCTCTCTCTTGGAAAGAAATGTTTTAATAGTTTCTTGAAGACAAGATTCTAAAAGTGTTCCGAATGTAGTAATCATTTTAGTACATAATAGGTTTTTTGATTTCAGTTTCAATCAAATCATATACAACATTTAAGTTGTGTTGATCTGTATTAACTTGCTTTGCTACTGAGTTGTCATACCAAATGCCTTCATTAGGATACTTAGAAAAACTAATATAAGTTTTTGTCTTATCCAAAAGATTTTCTTTAGTATGTGTGTAGCAATATGGACCAGATGCCCTTCCAATTATTATATCACAAAATATTGAAATATATGATATTAGGAGAAGGTCGCAATCGATATTACCAGTTATCTGAGGAACTCTGATAATGCTTTCATGATTTATCTTTGTTTTATTAGTCATCAAGAAAGCAACCTTAGGATATTCTTTAGAAAGGCGCTCTATAACTGGATCAAAATCAAAGTTTGTAATCTGACCAGACATGCAATCATTATTACATACCAAAACTATTTTGTCATAACAGGTTCTTATTGTCCACAAATCATTGATTACAACATCTGGAACATATGGATCCATATCAAAGAACTTTACTGTAGGCAAAAGATCTTCTTCATGATCATATTTAATGCCATAGTATTGAAAGATTTCATCTGCTAGAGGAACATATCCCCTAAAAGAACATGCATCTTTTTTAACAAACTTTGCTTTTTCTTTCCCAATCCAAGTGTTGATAAGATTTTCTTTATAGTTGTTTGCACCTCTTGGGATATGAATATTTGGGTTTGTGGGACCAGCATACAATCCTGGATAATCATCTAGAATTTTAGGATTCATTCTATGATAATACTTTACATCAAAATCATTTTTTAAAAACTGATCGATGATTATCCTAGAATAAAAAACATCACCATTATGAAAATCATTATAAAGTTTAATAGTCATAATACTTCTAAAATATCATATAAAAGTTGTAGATGATCTAGACCAACAAACTGACTGTTACCAATATAAATCCCATTTTCATGAATAAGATCTACATTTAAAGTACCTTCTTTGTTACTGCAGATTTCATAGTTTAAGTATGGTTGTCGTAACAAGTTTCCACCAACAACTGGTCGATATTCAACTCCACGGTCAATAAGAAGATCAATAAGACGCTTCTTAACTTCAACCGTTTTACAGATTAATGGAAAGCAAAAAGAACTATTTCCAAGGTTATGTGCAATGGGGTAAAGTTTAGAGCAGTTGTTTACAATATTAACATACTCATCATAGTTTTCTCTCCTAATATCAATAAATGTATCAAGACGTTTTAGTTGAGAAGATCCAAGCACGGCACCTAACTCAGTATTCCTAAAGTTATACCCATCAGTTACAAACAAAAAAGACTTTTCAATCTCTGGGTTTTGTTTAGAATAATAGTCAAAATGATCAGATGCTCTAGCAAGACCATGCGTTCTTTTCATCTTCATCAGATCATATAGCTCACTATTGTTAGTAGAAATCATTCCACCTTCAATGGTTGACATATGGTGTCCAAAGTAAAAACTGAACGTAGATCCTAGACTATTAGAACCAACTTTTTCTCCAAGTAGTTCACATCCATGAGATTCGCATACATCATCTAAAAAGATGGCGTCTGGAAAATAGGACTTATATACAGGAACATTGGCAGGAATACCAAGCAAGTGTGTTACAAAAACTAACTTAATATCTGGATGTTGTTCTTTAACATACTGCAAGGATTCTAAATCAAATCCATAATCTTCCAAACTAACGTCACAAAAAATAGGAGTAAGTCCAAGTTGAAAGATGGGATTAATATTTGTCACCCATGTACATGCTGGTAGCAAAACTTTATCTCCTCTCTTGAGTCCATAAAGTTGCATAACTGCAGCAATAAGAAGAAAGTTTGCCGTACTGCCAGAGGTTACATAAAGAGAATGTTTACAACCTAACCAGTTAGACCACTCATCCTCAAACTTTTTTACTCTTTCTCCTTGAGTAAATCTATCTGACGTAAGAATAAACTTTGCTAATTTTAATCTGTCCATAAAAGACAGAGTATTTTCCATCAATGGCCAGTTATACCCTTTCATATGTACTCCTATTCTTCAAGAACCAATCAATAGTAATCTTAAGACCATCTTCTAAATTTGTTTTAGCAGACCAGTTTAATGATTTCATTTTAGAAGTATCCAAAGCTCTCCTCGGAGTTCCGTTGGGTTTTGACGTATCCCATGAGATAAGTCCTTCATAACCAACATACTTTGCAACGATTTCTGATAACTCCCTGATACTAACTTCCCGATCTGGTCCAATATTTATAATCTCTGGATCATCATAGTTATTCATCAAAAAGATAAGACCATCTGCTAAATCATCAGAGAATAAAAACTCTCTAGTAGGACTACCATCACCAAAACAAGTTACAATAGGACTATTATTATCCTTTGCAGTGATAAACTTATTGATAAAACTTGGAATAACATGACACTTTTCGATATTGAAGTTGTCATTGATTCCATATAGATTGTTTGGCATTACAGAAATAGTATCAAAACCATATTGCTCTGAATACTTTTTACACATAATGTAACCAGAGATTTTTGCCAGTGAATATGCAATGTTAGTCTCCTCTAAAGGAGAAGTCATTAAATATTCTTCTTTGATTGGTACTGGAGCATGTTTAGGATAGATACATGCTGATCCAAGAAATGCAAGTTTTTTAGCTGCGTTTTGATATGCTGCATCTATAACATTTGTTTGGATCTGTAGATTCTCTCTAATAAAATCGGCAGGGATTGCTTTATTATAACCAATACCACCTACTCTTGCAGCAGAAAGAAACACATACTCAGGTTTATGATATTCAAAAAAGTCTTCTACATCAACTTGACAAGTAAGATCTACTTTTGATTTATCTGCTGTAATAATATTGGAATATCCTTGGTTTGTCAGTTGCCTGATTAGAGCAGATCCTACTAGACCTTTATGTCCCGCAACATAAATTTTCGAATCATGATTCATTTTGACACATCTCCATAACTAGATCACAAAAAGATACAGTTGGTTCCCAACCAAGTTGTTCTTTTGCTTTTGTTGGATCTCCCAAAAGAGTTTCTACTTCTGCTGGTCGATAATATTTTGGATTAACTGTAACAATGGTTTTTTTAGTCTTTTGATCCATACCAATCTCATCTTCACCACTACCATGCCACTCAATATCCATTCCAAAATAAGGAGCTGCTTTTTCTACAAACTCTCGAACAGAATGCTGAACACCAGTAGCAATGACATAATCTTCAGGAGTTTCTTGCTGGAGCATCATCCACATTGCTTTACAATAGTCTCTGGCATGTCCCCAATCCCTCTTTGCATCTAGATTTCCAAGTTGCAGAATAGTTTGCTTCCCTTCAGAGATTGCTTTTAGTCCTCTTACAATTTTACGAGTTACAAATGTCTCACCGCGTCGTGGAGATTCGTGATTAAAAAGAATACCACTACAGGCATACATTCCATATGACTCACGATAGTTCTTTACAATCCAATATCCATACAGTTTTGCAACACCATATGGAGAACGTGGATAAAAAGGTGTGGTTTCTGTTTGAGGAATCTCTTGCACCTTTCCATAGAGTTCGCTAGTAGATGCTTGGTAAATACGAATCTTATCTTCCATACCCAGAAGACGAACTGCCTCAAGGACTCTCAGAGTGCCCAGTCCATCAGTCTGTCCTGTGTACTCAGGCATCTCAAACGATACCTTGACGTGACTCTGAGCGCCAAGATTATAGATTTCGTCTGGTTGAACTTGCCGAATAACTCCTACTAGGTTAGTAGAATCAGTCAAATCTCCATAATGAAGATTAAGTTTATCGTAAATATGATCAATACGATGTGTGTTGATCAAAGAAGAACGACGAACAATACCATGAACTTCATAACCTTTTTCAAGAAGAAGTTCTGCGAGGTATGAACCGTCTTGTCCCGTAATACCAGTGATTAAAGCTTTTTTCATAAATCAAACTCTTCCAAAATCATCTTCAAGTCTAACAATGTCATCCTCATCGCAAGGATCACCAATCTGAACTTCAATAAGGGTTATTCCTGTTTTGCCTCCCGTAACTCTATGCACAGTAGTTCTTGGTACAAAAATAAAGTCTCCAACTTTTACATCTTTTTCAGACTCACCTACAATAACTTTAGCATCTCCTTGAACAACTGTCCAATATTCGTTTCTTAAGTTATGATACTGGAGAGAACAACTTTTTCCAGGATCGACATAAAGTCTTTTACATTTATAGTTGGAGGTTTCGGAAAAAACTTCCTCATACCACCCCCAAGGTTTTTCAACTCTTTCCATGTACATAAACATAGTGACTATGATATGTATACAAGAAAAAGGAGGGTTATTACACCCCCCTTTGTAGGTCTTTTCATGCACGCCACTTGCTCTTTTAGAGAAGCAAGAAACTCATATTAGGGTCATATGACTCCACCACACATTTTTGAGAGGAATGAGAAACTCCAGGGGTCAATGACCATCCCGACCAGGGTTTTTATAGACTCTCCATGTCTTAGGCAACTTCAACAGTTTCAAGATCATTATAAAGATATTCCATTAAAATCTCATAATCATCAAGAGGATCTCCAGAGAAAACTACTCCACTATTTTCATAAAAGCGTCGAACTTTTTTATAAAGTTTTGGATTTTTAACATCTAAAAAGATTTCTCCATTTGCAGCAGACCTGAGTGTGCTGATGTCTTTTTTGAACTTTTCTGTAAGTGCCATTTTTTTGAGTGTTGACATTTATATTGTAATGGTTTGACAGTGAACTGTCAATGGGGAATGTGGGGATCGAACCCACCTCAGCCGAATTATGAGTTCGGTGCATTCACCAGATTGCTAATCCCCCGTACCTCTTATTTAAGATATTATAGTAAAAGAGATTTGTCAAGAAGCATCATTGTTTAATATGGTGTGTATTTTTACTATTTCATCATCTGCTAGAATCATAACTGCAGTTTGCCCAGTTTTTTCGTTTTTGATTCCTATATTCTCCCCATTTTCAACTCTTTCAATCAAAGCTTCCCAGTTATTTTGCCACTCTTCCACTGTGTAAATCTCAATAGTTGTTGTATTTATCATATGATTTAAAGAATATTTTTTTATAATCGGAAATAAAATTATAGAATGCTTTTGAAGGTCTTTGAGATTTTAGATTAAATGTCAATGAAGTTGATATATGTTCTTTAGGAATAACATTTTCCAACTCGTAAACTTTTAGATAATCTATAATAAACAAAGAACAGATTTCTGGATCTAAACTTTGCATGAATAATCTCTCAAGTCTTTCCGTAGATTCTTGACAGTTTTGAGGTATTTTATAATAGTTATCAGAAAAGTCTTTGGTTTCTATTCTATTTTTTTCTATGTGGTCTTCAATCGGTGATGTATTTTTTTCCAAATAATATCTACAAAATCTTGTAAAGATATTTTCCATATAAACTGCATTATATTCTGCAACCTCATTGACATCTAGTTTAAAGTTCCAAGGCATTCCACTGAAGCAACATACGATATGTGCAATATCATGTGTCGGAGTTGTTGGAGGAACCTCATCATTATGTAAAGTTAAAACTTGATTGTCAGAATAAAAAACTTTAAAGAGTGTATTTCCTTTATCCCAAGACCAAAAAACTTCTTTTACTTCCATCAGAATAATAAAGGGTAATCGGGGATGCAAGAATCGAACTTGCGTTTCTGCTTCCCAAAAGCAGCGTGATACCATTTTACTAATCCCCGTTGACGATGGACTTATCAGTATGCTTGCTATGGGGCATCTCAACCCAACACACTGACAGTTTCGCATCGGAGTAAGACAGGGGTCCTTCCTGAATATCCAAAGGGGGCTGATTCCCAACTACACCGTTGGGCACCTTTGGTCGGAACGTCTCAAGTCCTCGTTGAAATAATTATACTACTTCTTATGCCCCCTGTCAAATGGTTCCCAGTGCTCCCATCCATAATGATGCACTGCCCACATTCCTAGGATGGGAACAAACACAAGAAGAGAACCCATGACGCCAAGGCACCAAGGAGTGTTCATTACACCCCTAACGAACAGTTGTACGTGATTCATCAGTCTTCTTTATCACCAGTCTTTTTCATGTTGCTCATCGTCCCATTCTGGTTCATAGAGCGGACAAGGTTCTTCAAATAAGTACCCAATCTTTAATTGATAGATTCTCTCTCTAAGAGATTTGTAAAACTCTCTCTTTTCGTCCTTAGTCATTCCTTGTTTTCAAGCATTCTTTCTAATGGGTCTTTCTCTCCGCGAACTATAGCACATGCTCTTTGATAGAATAAGTTGTCTGTGTTACCAGATTCTTCAAATGTTTTCTTTACCCTTATCCAATTATTATAGGTGTGTTCGTCCATTTGATTGAGGTTTTTACTAGTTATGTTTTTATTCTAGTAAGAACAACCAAAAAGGCAACAAATGTGTTCATCCTGTAACACTGTTTAAGAAATTATAACGGAAAGTGAGGGATTTGGACCCTCGGAGGATACTAACCCCTTCAGTTTTCAATACTGACGCAATCGACCACTCTGCAAATCTTCCATGTTTTAGCGGACTTCAAAGTCCAACTTACGAACCTTGCGTTGTCTTCTTGCCTCTTGCCAAGCAATATCTTCAGAACTTAAAACATTATTTGATTGCTTTGACTTGTAAGTGTTTAACATAACTACCTGAGATAAGTCAACTGCAGAAATATTTTCATAATCTCTAATGGTTGCCATATTTGGACAACCACAAGTAACAGTTTTTCCGACAACCCCTAAAAGTTCTTTAGAACATGACTTGCATCTTATTTTTACAGGATCCATAATATAACATGCTTTCTTATTATTTATAATTGAGAATAGGAGATTAGATTAGAACGTTCTAATCTATTTATAAACCAACAGGCAAGGTAGGACTCGAACCTACAATCGGCAACTTAGAAGGTTGATGCATTATCCATTATGCTACTTGCCCTTGAGTATCCACATATTATAAGACATGTTGAAAACCTTGTCAAGTGTTTTGAGGTCTTACTGGATTTACGAAGTGGCCAGTTTCTACACTAGTTAAAACCCCATTTTTATTTATTCTTCACCCAAAACAAGATATGTCATTTCTTCTTGATCTGGAGGAATATTGATCCATTCATCAAACTCTTCTGCAATCGCTACTGCGTCAAACTGAGATTCAATATCACCTTCTACAAGGTCATGGATTCTATTGATTGACCATTCACGAATAAGTTTTACTGGTTCAATCGTCTTTTCCATAATAATCTTTTCTGAAGTATCTGCTGAGGATGTTACTATTGTAGTATGCTGGTTCTCCTGTGTCAAGGGATTCGGTGAGGACGTTGTTCTGGAAGAGTTGTTTTGTTTCTTCAAAGTTTGTTTTGCCTTTTGTTTTGTGGAGGGAGAGGATAGTCCGTCTGAATATCCCCTTACCATATTTTTCCACATCTTCTTTAAGTTCTGTACAAGACTCATAATAATTCTTTAAAGTTTAGATAGTTCTGAGAAATAATCTTTAGAAGCAATGCGAGGAGTATATCCAGGATAAAACTCTTTAACAATAGAACCAATCCCCATAGCAGTAATTGCACTATCACAAAGAACCCAGACTTCTTTTTTGTCCTCTAAAACAACATGTTGAAATGGAAACTTAGTCTTCTTCATAAGTAAATGTTTTATTTTTAATTTTAGTGTCAAATTCACCAGTGCGTCCTGGTCTCATCTTCCCTACTTTAACATTCTTACCCTTACCAGGCCAAGATGTTTTGGAAGTTCCTTTAAGTGTAGCAGATCCACCTTTCTTACGTTGAATCAAAACTGAGTCCTGATCATCTTTGCTTGAACCTGATTTTACATTCTTTTTGTGCTTAAGTCCACCCTCTGTGCCCAGTTTCTCAACTGTCTTCTTGAACTTCCTCTTGCCCATCTTGCCAGAAGAAACTACATGAGATTTCTCTCCCACTTTCTTTTCCTTATCAGTTCCAGGATTCTCTGTGTATCTTCCAGAAACTTTTGTTGGCCCAGGAAGTCCAGCACCACGAATCCTTCTTTCAGTTCTCTTGCTTCTTTCTTTATTTTCTTTGGAAGACTTATCTCCTCTCTGTCCAGACAGAATAGCCATTCCACCTTTCTCTGATTTAGAACGAATTCTATTCATTGATGTTTCCTGAATATCATAACATTCAGTCATAAATTCTTGGAATGTCTTCATCTTTTCCTAAAAGTTTGTCAAATTATTTATAATAAAGTTATTGATATGAGTCAAAAATACTTTCACTATAAATATTTTTATGGTAGAAAGTATTTTTATGTCTTGGAGATATAACGAAAACGAATTCATAGAGGCTCCTAAAGGAATTGAAGGATTTGTTTATCTCATAACAAATCTAACAAATGATAGAAAATATGTTGGTAAAAAATCTTTTTGGACAAGGAGAAAAGATAAAAAGACTGGTAGAAGAAAAACAAAAGAAAGTGATTGGAAAAAATATTTTGGATCTTGTGATGAATTAAATGAAGATGTAAAACTTCTTGGTGAAGATAAGTTTTTGAGAGAAATACTCTACCTATGTCCTCATAAAAAATCAATGTCTTATTATGAAACTATGGAACAATTTAAAAGAGATGTTCTAATGACTGATGATTATTATAATACAAATATTGAAGGAAGATTTTTTGTAAGTGAAAGGGCAGGAATTTATGAAGTCGTTATGAGAAACGATAAGTTCTGCGATATGAGAAGTGAAAAAATGAAAGACAAATCATACAATCCAGTATATAAAACAGAAGTCCGTGAAAAGTTTAGTAAAATGTATAAAGGTGAAGGAAATCCTATGTATGGAAAAAAACTTACTGAAGAACATAAAAAAGCACTCACAACATCAAAAAATGTAAGAGTGAGTGATGGAGAAAATACTTGGGAAAGTGTTGTATCTTATCTAAAAGAAAAGAAAATAGGACACCAAAAATATAAGAAACAATTAAAGGAAGGACTAATCTTTATTGTTAATTAGTTCTATTATAGTTTTTGGATTATTATGGCTTATTGGTAATGAGATAAACAAAACCAAAGTAGTCCCCAATATCATCGCTATTAAAAGCTCGTTCCATGTAAATCCAGGGATTTTCATAATCAATATCGATACTCATCAAGTATATCAAAAACTTTGTTTAAGTATTTATGAGCAAGATCTCTCTCACCCTTCCATACTGATGAAGGTTCTTGATCTACCTGACTCTTTAATTTTAGCACACGAACCTTGAGTTCGTCTTTCTTTACTCCATTGCTTGGCATAAAAAGTTTTGCATCTTCACTATCTATGTTGCTATTCCAGTGAACTCATCAAGCGCATCAAGATTTCCAAACATAAAGCCATCATATTCTGCTGCTCGTTTATAAGCATCTAAACAAAGTTTAACTTCATCCTTGCTTGATTTAGGAGGAGTCAATGGTTCGATTGAATCCATAAACTCCCACTCTTCTTTATATTTTTCCATACTATAGCTTGAATCCTGAGAATGTGTTGGACTGGACATCTTGTTTGATTCCTCCTACTAAGTAAGATTCTACTTCAGTCTCTTGAGGAGCAACTTGAAGACCTTTGGAAGAAATCCAATGCTGCGTCCATGGGAGTGGATTATTATTCGCAGAAATATCATACTGAGGTTTTAACCCGATTGCTTTTAATCTCCTATTGGCAATCCATTCTACATACTGTTTTAGCAGTTTGTCGTTCAAACCAATCATAGATCCATCTTTGAACAAATAATCTGCCCACTTCTTTTCTTCATTTACGGCAAGATCAAATGCCTTATAAGTCCACTCTTGTTCTTCATCCATGATCTTTTTCATTTCAGGATCATCACCATATTTCCATTTGTTCAAAATGTTTTGAGTAATTGCAAGATGCTGATTTTCGTCTCTGGCGATGAGAGAGATAATCTTAGCGGATCCTTCCATAAGTTTGAGTTCTCCAAATGCAAACGAGCAAGCAAAGGAGACATAGAACCTAATGCCTTCAAGAATGTTAACGTTCGCAACTGCTCTGTAAAGTTTTCGTTTGACATCATTGATCTCCCATTTAGAACTTGGTGACGATCTGAAATCTTCTTTCCACATGTTACCAGTACCCCACATTTGAGCACTATGAATAAAGTCATCATATGCTTCTGTAACGCTTCTAGAACGCTCTAGAATGCGCTCATCGGTCACAATCTTATCAAAGACTTCAGCTGGGTCCGAATAAACGTTTTTAATGATGTATGTATAAGAGCGACTATGGATCATTTCCATGAATCCCCATACTTCTATACATGCCTCAAGTTCAGGAAGTGAGCAATATGGAAGGAATGCCATATTAGGTCCACGACCCTGAATAGAATCAAGCATGATCTGATACTTTAAGTTAGAAGTATAGATATGTTTCTGTTCTGGTTTTAATGTTTGATAATCTCCACGATCTTTTTGTAGTGAAACTTCTTCTGGTCTCCAAAAATATCCAAGTTGTTGAGTAGTAAGTTTATCAAAAACTGGGTATTTGTAAGAATCATATCTTTGTGGACCTAAAGGTTTACCAAAAAACATTGGTTGCTTTTTAGTATTCACTTCTTCCGTATTAAATACGGTCATTCCCTGTATTTCAGGTTTCTGCTTTTTGGTAGTCAGAAAATCGTATTGCATTCGTTGCCTCTTTTGATTCTTGTATGTATTATAACTTAAATTTTACAGGATTCACATTCTTCCTCTTCAGAAGCCTCAATATCATTTAGGATACTTTGAAGTTCAGACTTTTCTTCAAAGTCTTCATCATCTTTTTTGCCATCATATGTATTTTGATAATACATTGTTTTCCAACCCACACGGAAACAAGTAAGAAGGTCTTGTGCTAAGACACTTACAGGAACCTCATTATTTGGATAGTTCTCTGGATTATAACTGGTATTACCACTGATTGCTTGGTCAAAGAACTTTTGCATTACCGCAACAATGTTAATATAACCAGTGTTGCTAGGCATATCCCACAGAAGCGTATAATTGTTCTTTAGAGATTGATACTGCGGAACAATCTGCTTAAGAGGACCTTTCTTCGATTTTTTAATGGACAAATAATCTCTTGGTGGTTCAATTCCATTTGTTGCGTTTGACACAACGGAACTGCTCTCCGATGGCATCTGTGCGGACAATGTGCTGTGTCGCAATCCGTGCTCCAAGATAGATGCTCTAAGACTTTCCCAATCATGCTGCAGTTTAATGTTTGAAATTTCGTCTACATCCTTTTTGTATGTATCAATTGGAAGAATACCATCTGCATACTTTGTACGACCAAAGTCAGTACACCAACCCTTCTCCTTAGCAATCTGATTAGATGCTTTCAGAAGATAGTATTGGAAAGATTCTGAAAGACCATGAACTGCATCCCATGCTTCCTGAGAGTCATATTTAAACCCTAGTTTAGCAAGGTAATGTGCTAGACCAATAAAACCAATTCCAAGGGATCTACGTGCCTTTGTAGCGCGTTCTGCTGCCTTCACAGGATACTCTTGGTAGTCAATCAGTTCTTCGAGTGCGCGGACGGAAAGATCACACAACTCTTCAAGTTCAGAATCCGATTTAATCTTACCAACATTAATAGCAGAAAGAATACACAGAGCAATCTCACCAAACACATCATCAATATGAATGATAGGATCTGTTGGGAGTGTAATCTCTTGGCAGAGGTTAGACATGTTAACCTTGTCTTTAAAAGATGAGTGTGTATTGCAATGGTCGATATTCATAATGAAGATACGACCAGTCTCTGCCCTCTCCTTCAGAAGGTTTAGAATGAGTTCTTGAGCACCGATAGTTTTTCTTGGAATAGACTGATCTGATTCATAATCATTGTATAGTGCATCAAATCTATCAGTACCAAAAGCATCATACAGACCAGGAACGTCGTGTGGAGAGAAGAGTGAGATTTCTCCGTTTTGGATGAAGCGTTCGTAGAAGAGTTTGCTGATTTGAATACTGTAGTCTAGTTTACGAACACGATTATCATCCGTCCCTTTATTATTTTTTAGGACTAAGATATCTTCTATTTCTTGGTGCCAGATTGGGAAGTGGACAGTCGCTGAGCCACCTCGTATTCCATTTTGTGTACAGCACCTGACAGTCGATTCAAACTTTTTAAGGAATGGTACAACACCTGTGTGTTGAACTTCTCCACCTCTGATCTTACTGTTGATGCCACGGATTCTGCCTGCGTTGATACCGATGCCTGCCCTTTGTGCAACATATCTGCCGATAGCCATATCAGAACTAAAGATGCTATCGAGGGTGTCATCAACATCAACAAGAACACAGCTAGCAAATTGTCGAAGTGGAGTTCGCACTCCCGCCATGATAGGTGTGGGAATGTTGATTTTGTGTCTGGAGATTGCGTCATAATACCTCTTGACATATGACATTCTGGTTTCTTTTGGATACTCTGCAAAGATTGTCAGAGCAATCATAATGTACATAAACTGTGGCGTTTCATATACTCTACCACTGCTTCTATCTTGCACAAGGTACTTGTCAACGACCTGACGTAGACCTGCATAAGTGAATAGATAGTCACGGTGATGATCAATAAAGGAATTAGCTTTATTGATTTCCTCCTTAGAGTATTTAACAAAAATCTCTTTGTCATAAACTTCTGCATTAGTGCAGTTAATAATATGCTCTTCTAAATGAGGAAAGTCCCTAATCATTCCATATAGAGATTTCCTAACAGCAAATAGCAGCAATCTTGCAGCAACGTATTGATAGTTGAGATGATCGAGATCAATAAGATCGCTTGCACTACGAATTAGAATCTCTTGAATCTCTGCTGTAGAAATACCATCGTAAAACTGAATACCAGATTTCATTTCTACTTGACTAGCAGAAACTCCAGCAAGACCTTTACATGCTTCATCTACCATGATGTGCATTTTATCAAGATCAAGTACTTCAACTCGACCGTTTCTTTTAACTACTTTTGTTCCGTTGCTCATATTTTTTTCCAAGTGGTAAACTTAAGTTTTGCTTCTAGTCCTGAATATGTATTAGATTCTATCACAGATTTGACATCAAGTCCAGCAAGAACCATGTCATTAATATCCTTTTGATTTATTGTCGAAGGCCAGATAACAACTTTTTGTCCAGTCTCGATAGCACGGGATATTCTTGATAGGATTTCTTTATTGCGGGGTTCGTTATCATATACCCAAATAGCATCGCTAATCCCCCAGTTGCCAATATTAGCGTCAGCTCCACACATAGCAATCGAGTTGCAAAGGAATGTGCTGTCGAATGGTCCTTCTGTAACGTAGACTGGAGCATCTGTTCTGATGTTATCAAGTCCATAGATTTTTGGTACATCATCATTAAACATTACAGTGATATATTTAACAGATTTGGAACTTAGGGATCTTCCCTGAACTCCAATTAAGTTTTGATTATAAAACAAAGGTATAATAATTCTAGGTTCATCATACCTTACATTCTCAAACTTGGGTGTTATAGTATTAACCCAAGTCATAAACTTTTCAGCGTAGTAAAAAGTATCTGGATTTAACTTTCTTTTTTCTAGAAATATTTTTGCGTCTTCATTTTCAGAAGCTTTTGGAAGATTTAACTTTTTCACATCTTTGGATTTTTCACGTCGAGTGGAAAAGTCAGGTTTCTGAAAATTAAACTTAGGTTCTTCTGCAACGAAGTTTTTACCAGTTTTACCCTCTTTAAACTTATCAAAAGTATATTGCTTATGAAGATCTAAATCAACATTCTTTAGAAAGTTATTAAATGAAATATTTATACCACAGTTGTGGCATTTGAAGTTAGTATTATTCTTTACTTGGTAGAAATAACCTCTTGCTCTATTTTTATTTTTCCGCGAGTCTCCACAAATAGGACAACGAAAGTTGTATAGATTATTTTTAACTTTTTTAAACTTTGTCAGTTTTGGTGACAAAATACTGATGTATTTGGTGTCAACAAAATCCATGAAAAACTACTACAACTTCTCTAATATACTAGCACTTGAGGAGGGACTTGTCAAAGCATTTGGCACTAGGTTTGAAATAAATCCAGTCGTTAGAGATCCTAAAATGATGCTCGCAACTACAAGGACTCCTCCAACTTGCCATCTAAACTTTGATAGATCTTGAATCTTTTTATCCAAGGTATCAATCTTTTTTTCTACTTCACTATGCTCTGCGCTATTTCTTTCTTTCATATCTTCAATCATCTTCAATATGATTGAATAAGTTTTATCTCCTTCAGAAATTTTTGCTTCATGTCTTTCTAAAATAATAGCAATCTTATTACTATTATCAGATATAGTATTAACAGCTCTCTCCAACTTATCCAACATTTCTTTGGAGAGATCTTCGTATATTTCAAACTTTGATTCTAAGACAGCAAACTTATTACCAAACCCGAACATAGCATTTACCTGTTGAAATAGAGTACTGTATTACAATAAAACGTAATGACTCCAGTCCATTTAATCACATTATTTGTGAGTTTCAACATCTGGTATGAAGAACACGGAGTTTGGTTTTTCATTTGGCATTCTTGCCAATAACTTATTATTATTTATTTTTCCAGTTTGCTCTAACACCTTTCAACCAAATATATCTATTCTTTTTTTTCTTTCTTACAGGAGGATCATCCCCAGCTTGCGATGTCCCACCTATATTACCTGGGGCAAGGCTATTTGTAGGAACTATCGCAGCGTCTTCTCTAAGATTCCTAAAATATCTTATTACTTTATCAATCTTGTCCATAGATCTTCTTAAGTTCTTTTAAACAAAATAAATCGACCTGAATATCATGAATATACGATTTTGGATACTCTGGGAGCTTATTCAAAAATAAAATGAAAGTTTTTACTTGAGGCCACATCTCCTTGTCTATCTTTAAAAATAACATAGGAGTAGTAGCTTCTCCAAATACATTATAAAGAATAACGAAATGATTGATCAAAAGGTGTGTTCTTATCTCACCCGTTTTATGATATCTCTTTAGAAGTCTTTTAATATACTTAAAATGATTAAGATCTTTATTAAAATCTTCTTTCGTTACGGCATGAGGATTCTCGTAATTTTTAATAGCGAAGTATAAAAAGTTATCCTCATTCAGTTCATCAAATCTCATTATTTACTCTTTCATTTATCAGTTGCCTGGGAAATAAGCATCACCAGGAGCGTCACTAGTTGTTAGGATTCCTCCGGCAACTAGTACTTCGTTCTTAACTCTTAGATTACCATGCATATCCATATAAGAGGTGATGCCTACCCATCCACCATGAGTTACTGCATATGCTGTTGTTGCTGCTGCACCAACTTCAATCTCATCTACACCATATACACTAGAAGTGTAATCAGACTTAACTTCAGGTGCCTGATAATGAGAGTCACCAACAGTATAGATTGGTTCCTGTGAAACAAAATAAGTTGCCCCAGCAGGTACAGTCGTTAAACCAGAAACAAATCCTTCTGTAGAAGCAATCGAAAGAGTGGTAGAGGTAACTCCGATTACTACTGCATAACCATATGTTGCCCCAGATCCTACTGTAACAACATCACCTTCAGAAACAGCAGATGTAAAGGTAGTTGCACCTACTACACCATCAATGACTCCCGTTTCAAGATTGACGGAAACTGTTCCTTCATTATATACAAGATCTTTATTACCCCAGAGTGCCATTCTTTTTACCTATTAAAAAAGTTTAACTAAAAAATATTTATAAAAAGGAGAGTTTCCTCTCCTTTATTGTATGTACTATTTATGAAGCAGAATCTTCTGTTCTGAATAGTAATGATTCAACAACATCTACTGCACGATCATCCAACTTATTGTCGGTAGAAGCAGCTAGATTTCTTAAGATTGAAACCAGATAACGACGGACTTCTTCTTTTTCCAGAAGATTACCGATTGTTCTCTTAGCAAGAGGAAGGAATAATGTCCACATGATTGGTTTTACCAAAATCTACAGATTATATATGATTAATCATATCTGGATGCGTGTTTTGCCATCGCTTTCACTTCTCCTCATCTACACAGTTAGGTACTTCTCGACCATTTTTCATTTTAGTGCCTTTGGCAACTTTTCCAGGCCAACATTTAGAAGCACCTACATTTTTACGTGCTTGTTTAAGACCTTCATCTACAAGATCAGAATCATGCTCCACTCCGTTAGAAAGAACTTTCTTTGTATTTTTTGCTACTTTAGCAGTAGTCTTAACACCAGAAGAGAATCCTTTACCAAACTCTTTAGCACCCTTAGCACCTACTTTTGCCGCCTTAGAAATGGTATTACCAGTCTCTCTAGCAGCTGCCATTGCCTTCTTATGACGCTCCATTCCTTTCAGAACTTGACCAGCAACTCTATCCAAAATACCTTTCTTCTTAGGTTGAGCACTCTTTGCTTTAGATACTGCAGTGCTTCTCTTAGCAGCAGTTTTTGATTGACTCTGAAGTGCTGCCTTCATTCCTGAAGGTTTTGCTGCAGATGCTTTTGCTTCTGCATCTCTTCTTGCTGCTTTTTCCTTGCGAAGACGCTTGATAGCAGAAGTTCTAGGACCTCCTTTGAGGGATCCTACAGACTTGCCAGTCTTAGTTACAGGAGCAACTTTAACTCCACCCGCTCTTGCTTCATTTAGTTCTTCGGTGAGCATGATTTCTTCACCAAGATCATAAACAAACTCAGCAAACTCATCAACACCAAGTTCTTCAATAAGGATTGCTACACCCTCTTCATTTAAACCTTCTTCAATAAAATACTCAGCAGCAATCTCACAAGATTCTTGATAGAACTCTTCAGACATTCTCTTTCTGACACTCTTAGCACCAGCAGCAACTGCTCCAGCACCAACCTCAACAGCGCGAGCACCAACTCTAACAGTTCCTTTGATTGCTTTCTTTAGACCAGAACCAACTCTGCTCAGTAAACTTCTCTTCTTATCTGAAGTAGACGATGTTGGTGCTGATGAAGATGATCCTTGAGAAGATGAAGATGATCCTTGAGAAGATGAAGATGATCCTTGAGATCCTCTTGCATATCCTTCTTTAGCTTTATCTCTTAGTCTTCTAGCTGCTCTAACAGTAGCACCAGCAGCATAACCAGCACCATAACTAGCAGATTTTCCTACTTTCTTTACACCAGATTTAATCTTTTCACCTGCAGTTTGAGCAGCACTTTTTACTGCTTTAAGTCTTGCATTTCTTCTAAGAGTTGCAGGATCTGGTCTAAAAGTCTGTGCTTTTGCTCTTAGTTGAGTCCTCTTTATATCCTTAGAACGTTTTCTTGCAGCAGTTTCAGCAACTCCTTCAGTTAAAACTTCTAGACTATAATCTACAGAAGATACAATAGATTCTACAATATAATCTAAATCATAACCTTCATCAAGTAGTTCTACAATAGATTCCTCAACAATATCATAAATGAAATCGTCATCCACGAAGTAAATCTCTGCATCAACAAAATTCTCAAAGATGCAAGTTGGTTCGGGTGCATCAAACTCAATATCTTCTAGGACCACACCATCAATAGAAGCAATAGAGTTTTCTAAAACTGGGTTGATTTTAATAGTATTTTTCTGGTTCTTAGGCATTTCTTTGAACTTTTGTTCTTTGCCATCTTTCTCCAAAACTTCATTAATCTCATTTCTCCAGTTAGAGAAAGATTCTTTTCTAGTTTTAGGTCCACTAAATGTTCTCTTACCGTTTGGTGTCGGAACAAACTCACCATACTGTCCCTTACGCTTATCATTATGCTCCACATCACCATCAACATCAGTGTCGATTCTTGAGACTGCTTTCTTTACAAGAGACTTTATATCTCCAGAAGGAACTTCAATTTCTCCATGAACATTTTTTGATTCCTTTACTTTGTTTAATGGCACTCTTCTTCCATGCTTATCAATAGTAGTAGGAATTTTTGTTGGTTTCTTTTTACCCTTATTTCTCGGAGTGAGCAAATAGATTTCATCTACTTTTTTATCATCACACTCACACTTTTTCTTTTCACATTTCTTACATACAGATTTGCCCATTACTTTTTTAATGGCATTATCCTTCACACCAGCATATTCATCAGTCTCATCTTCTACAGTGCCGTCACCGTCATAATCTTTTGATTTCTTACCAGATTTTTTGGGGTACTTATGCTCTTGGTCTTCGCCAGCACCTTCTGCCTCAGCAATCTGCTCAAGATAAATCTTGGAGATATCGTTAAGATGTAATGTCATTAGTATAAGTGTTTACTTTTTTACCTTATACTTATTTATAAAATTCCTAATGCTCTTCACATCTGCCATTTTCATAGTGTATTGAGTAAGTGAAGGAGTTCCAACTTCTCTCTCGCTAGCAACTACACCACATACATTAGTAAAATCTTTCTTCTCAACTACATCGGTAATCCATGATTTAAACATAAGATCATCTTCTGTTGCACAAATAAGATAGTTAGTTCCTCTACGAATAATTTTTCCCCTCAATCCAGTGTTTATATTTTCAACAATAGATCCAACCTTAAAAATATTTCCACCTAATATAGTTTTCTCTTAATGCACTATAATGAACTTTTGGAGCAATCTTCCAAAGTTGATATTCTTCTTTTTGATTCTTGATGGCCATTCCAGTCTGAACTGCTTTAAATACTTTCTCAACATCTTTATATCCTCTAGGAAGTCCAGTTCTAAAAGAATTAAGATTATCTTCTGCAGCAGATTGTCTCATCTTTGATGATAGTTCTGTGTCAGAATCTTTTTCTCCTCCAGCAACTACTGTAATATCATTAAAGTTATATACACTTCCATTATGCTTTTGTGCAAGACTTCTAAACTCAGATAATCTATCCATACCAACTACAATAGTAACTTCACTATAACCATCATTTTCAGCTGCTTGCAATACATCAAAGATTGTAATCATTTTTTCATCATTGACGATATTATCTTCAAAGTTAGGAAACATTTTTTTCATGAACCCAATCTTTGGATCTGGTTTGATTGGATTTCTTTCATTATCATGAATTCTAGATGGATATATTTTCAAGTCGGAGTTGCCAGCAATACTTCTTGCTGAAGTAAATAGTTGTTGATGTTCTTTTGTTGGGGGATTAAATCTCCCAAATACTATTGTAAGTTTTGCTCCGCCATTTTCATCAGGTTCTGGAGAAGATGATTCTGGATTTCTTTCAACTTTTGGTTTTTTATCTGAAGGATTAGGAACATCTCTTCCAGGTCTCTGACCTTTATTGTAGAAAACTAAATCTCCACCTTCAGTCTTTGCGATAAACTCTCCAGACGCATTATACCATCCACCATGACCGTCTCCCTTGAGTCCCATTTTCTTTGCTCTTTGGGACGCAAGTGACTCTTGTGCTTCAGTTATAAAACTAGAGAACTTTTTCATCTTTGTCATCAATATATATGTATTTATTTCCTCAAAAACTTTGCATATTTTATGCTACGCATAGTCATTATTTCTTCATTTAAAACTTTATGAAAATATCCTGCAACTTCTAACCAAGTATAGTTTCTTACATCCGCACCTTCAAGACCTACCCAATGAAAGTTTAAACCAACAAACCCCCATCTATCAACGGCAAGAACAGCAACTAATGGATGCTGATCATATAGTTTTCTGGGGGTTTTTGCATTGTATATGAAAGTATAATACTTTCCAACATCAGGAGTTACATCAAAATCTTTAAAGACATCAATAATTTCAACCATAATATCTTCAGGATCAGTAAGATACTCTATTCTTTCAAACAGAGTATCCATCCTAGAAGGATTTTTACTCCTATATTTTTTCTGATCCCGAACTCTTTTTCTTGGCATACGCCTTAATAATCAAACTCTACCTCTTGTCTTAACCGTCCAAGTCTTTCCACCTTTCTCAAAACCAGTAACTGAAGCCTCAGGTCTTCTCCTATCTACAGTGTATCCCTTCTTTTCATCAGGATCAGGTTTTTTCATAGATCTACCCATGTACTCTACTGGTTTAGATTTATCTTTTTTTTTACCTAAACCAAATAGTTCTTCAAGTTCATACAGTTCAACAATCTGCTCGATATCCTCTGCGGTAACCTCATTTACCATAATCCAGTTTGCTTCATTAATATCATCAGCAAGACCTTCTGAGATTAGGAAGTCAGCTACAACATCAAACATATCGAAACTATTATTCAGTTTCTCCATTCTCTTTCTACCTGCTTTTGCTGCTCTTGAGAGTGCAAAAGTAACTTGACTTGGTTTTCTTAGATTACCAGCATCAGTTCTTGAAGTTGCCCCTTTAGGAGGAAGTGCTCTACCTTTGCTTGAAGGTCCACCACCAGATCCACCTGAAGACTTAGAACGAATAGTTCCTGCTGCGCCAGCACCAGCAGATCCAGTTACATCCTTTCTAGATACTTTCTTCTCTACTGCTTTAGGTGCTTTTGCTTTCCCCGTTACTGCCTTACGAAGGTTCTTCACAGCAGCACTCTTCATTTTTGCTTTTGCTCTTCTGGTAGATCTTTCAGCAGATCTATCTCTACCTTGCATTGCTTGTTTTGCTTTTTCAGCACCAAGACCAACTTTTTTTGCTGCTCTCTTTACACCTTTTTTAATAGAAGAAAGAACTCCTCTTGCAGCACTCTGAATCTTTTCTTTTCTTGCTTTTCTCTTAGCAGACTTTCTAGAAGCAACTCTTACTTTAGCAGCTCTAAGTGATCCAGTTCCAATAGTTACTTTTGCTTCAGTTAAGAAAGTCTCTTCAAATATTTCTTCCAGTTCTTCTACTTCATATCCTTCATCAATAAGTTCGTAGATAACTTCCTCTACAATATCTTCAATCTCTTCGTTATCAAAATCATCTAAGAAAGCATAATCTTCTTCTAGATATTCTTCTCGTATTTCATTATCATAGACCGCATTAAATGCTTCCATTAACTCATTAAGACTTGCCGTGCCCATTTTTTTACAAGATTACTTTTACATAAAAATATTTATAAAAAAAAGACCCTCAAAGAATCTCGGTTTTTTCTTCTGTTTTTTTATTGAATCCAAATGGACCAGCAAGTTTGTCTTCAAGTGCTTTCTTAAGAGCAACTCCTCCGACTGCTTCCATAACCTTCAGAATATCCTCAGGTTTTGCATCTTCTCCAAGTTCTTTGGCAACATACCAATACTTAGGAAAGAATTCTTCTCCTGCTTTTTCGTAATCTTCTAGTGTAAGTGTTTTCATTTTCCTACTCCATAATCAGGTGCGTTTTTCTTTTCAAGTTCTCGAATGTTTTCATGCATTCGTTCTAATGCTTCACGCATTTCTGGTGTTTCTTCCCACTCCCAAGTATCACCTTTGGAGTTCTTCTTTGATTTTTTACTCATTTGTATTCTTCTCCAGTGACGGCACACTCATGCTCAATCAGTTCTTCTTGTTCTTCAGACCTTTTAATCTGGTCCTCAGTCCACATCTTCATTCTTTTAAGAGAATCTAATCTCATATCTCTATAAAATTTTTCATCAGTTCTAATGTGGTCCCACCTTTGAAGTTCATAAGCAACTGCATGTGAAAATCCAGTTGTAAAGTCGTATTCTTTTTTACTCACAGGTCTTCCTCCTTACGGTTTTCAGAATAGTAAACATCAAACTCACCACCAGGATAACGTGCAACTAGTTTCTCAACATTCATCTCCATGATTTCATCGAGAGAAGTGCCAAGACCCATACATGCTTGAGCAACATACCACATGATGTCACCCAGTTCACGTTTCAGATGAAATAGGTTCTCTTCAGTTACAGGTTTGCCTTGGAAGATAGTCTTCTTAATGATTTCAGTAAACTCACCTGCTTCGGCAGACATACCTACAGCAGCAGTAAGCAGTCGCTCGGTAGGGAAATTTTGATTTTCAAGATCAAAAATCCTTGCGGCAAAATCAGAATAGTTTTTACTTTCGTTAGATGTCACTGCATCTACAAACTCTACATACTTTTTAGTGTCAACTGTACTCAAAATCTAAATCCTCCAAATTTATTAAGTGATGCTGGTGGGTCATCATCATCATCATTATGATAACCCATGTTCTTACTATTGTCAAGAATATCTTTTTGTGCAGATTGTTCAACATCAAACAATCTCATTTTTGCTCGATCAATCCCAACCACAAATCTCTTATTCATAACTGGGTCATTGTATCGATTCTTCAACTGCTTCACCATAATTTGTCCCAACTCTTCAAGCTCATCTGTAGAAATAAGGGCAAACATAAAATCAGCAGTAGCAGGGAGACCAAAGGACTCAGAAGTATCAGTAAGGTCAACATCAGAGCTACCAAAACCAGAGCGAGTGGTCTGGGTGGCAGATACGATAGGGACGTTTGCCTCAACAGCCAACCCTCGAAGCTCTTCAGCAATAGACTTGATATACGAATATGAATTGACAGTGCTGTTTCCGCGATAACGGGAGGAAGCACATATATTAAGGTAATCAATGAAAATAATATCAGGTCTAAATGACTTCTTAAGTGCAAGCTCACTAAGAAGTGCTTTAAAATGTCCACTATGTGCAGATGCTGTAGGGTATTCCTTAATTATAAGTGTGCCCTGAGTTTTTGCTGCCAACTTAGTTACTTTGTTCTCAAACGTTGACTTAGGTAAATCTACAATATTCTGAATAGCAACATCTAATAAGTTTGCGTCAATTCGTTCAGCAATTTTCTCTTCTGCCATCTCCATTGTAATGTAGAGAACGTTTTTCCCTTGGAGCAACACGGAGCTAGCAACATGGCACATGAATAAAGACTTGCCGACGCCTGTACCAGCAAGCGCGATAGTAAGAGTCTTATTAGATATACCCCCGCTCGTAATCTTATTAAGGTATTCGAGATCAAACGAAACCTTCTCCTCCTTCCTGTGATAGTACTCATACCTTTCTTGATAATTTTCTAAGTAGTCGTGTCCAATGTTGTTATCAAAACTTACCGATAAAGCATCCGATAGAATACCTGGAATGGCATCTCTATTTTTCTTCTCGTCAGAATCGTCTGTAAGAGAAATAGATTCCATTAACGCAATATAAATTGCACGATCTCTACACCATTTTTCAGTAGTATGAATCAACCAATCATCATCTACTGGTATGTAGTCAAGATTCTCAATAATCTTAACAATCTTTCGATATTGATCTTCTGTGATATCAGTTCTCTTTTCGCATTCAATAACTACGATTTCTTTTGTTGGTTGTTGATTATATTTGATAATAAAATCAGAAATCTCTTGGAATACTTTAGCATTTTCCCCATCTTCAAAATATTCTTTTTTAATGAAAGGTAGTACTTTCCTCACATATTCATTATTGTTCAATAGATTTTTCAGAACCAAAAACTCAACGTTATCCATTTAGTTATAATGCAAATAAGAACTCATGATATATTTTGCTCCACTAATCGGAACAGACCCTTTGTGGGGATACATCCATAATGGTGGGAAAATTACTAGTCTACCACACTTTGCCTTTACATGCCCAAAATCAAAGACAGTTTCCCCTCCGACATCAACGTCATTCAGGTAAAACAAGAAAGCAAGAAATCTTTTAGATGTTTGATGGTCAACTACATCGACATGCGTATCAAATAGTTGCTTTCCATTATTTTGATATCTTTTGATTCTAACTTCTTCGTAAGAATATGATTGAGGAAAGTATTCTGAACCAACTCTAGTAAGGTAGATATTTTTGAACTTTTTTAGTGCAAATAAAACATCATAGTATTCTTTGCATTTTGCACTATCATTAAATAAAGTTATTTGATCAAAGTTAACTCCTGGTTGACTAATATTTTCACGATTTGATTCACTTTCAAAAATAGTTATTAGATTATCACAAACTGATTTTTCTAGTGCATCATCAAAAACATAAACTAAATCGGAAAGATTAACTTCCATAACTAAACTCTGATTTAGCAATCTCATTTAGTTTTTCCATTACTTCTGAAGTAAAATAAACTTCTGGTTCTTTGAGGATTTGTTTGGCATATACTTTTTTTCCATCCATTTCGTAACGTCCTGCGACGTTTTTCCAGAGACCGCCAATCTCACCGAGTTCAAGAAGACCATAATACTTATCAAGACCCCTATAATCATAAAATAAACGAATAGTGACATCCTTGTTTTCTTTACTCAGACGTGACTTAGCAGTCTTTGCCTTGATAAGATTTCCAATGACTTCTGTTCCATCTTTTTCTTTCTTCTTGCTAAGATGAATAATGGTAGAGGCAGCATACTTAAGGCCACTACCACCTCCCATCTCTTTAGTAGGAACATAAGAGCCGATAACGTCATAAGTGTGATTGGTAACGATCATTGGAATGTTAGCCTGTCCCAACTTGAGTGTCAACATTCTGAAGGCACCCTTAATCAGTTGTGATTTTGTCATATCACGAACCTGCTTTTCGTTGAGTGCATCAGTAATCTCTTTCTCAGTCGAAAGCATTCCTAAAGAGTCTAGCACAAACATGCAGGGTTTGCGATCTTCCTCAGGTGCTTTTTGATACATGTCCACTGCCTTAAGTGCCTTACTGCGGAACTCCTCAACGGTTACTACATTGACCACGACAAGACGTTTAAGGTCAATTCCACGACTTTCTAAGAGTGACTTATTGACAGCTGCCTCAGTATCAAAATAAAGGCAATATGCATCGGGATTAGTATCCAAGAAGTTCTTGACCACTGCGAGTGAGAAAAAAGTCTTTCCAGTAGAACTTTCCCCAGCAATTGCAGTGATTTTATTCCCAGAAACACCACCACGGATAGACCCAGATACAAGAGCATTAAAGATGAACGAACCAGTGTCAACGTATGTTTCAGTTTCGTCAATGTCTGCTGCCAGTTTGGTAAAGTCATCTCCGATTTCCTTTACTATGTCTTTTAAAAAATCCATTATACAAAAAATAAATCAAGGTTTACTGTTTTTTTCTGCGCACATCCACTCCAATCGCATCAAGAATATGATTTGAGTGGGTCTCAGACAAAATGCTTTTCAAATTGTAAGTTCATAATCTATGTATTTGTCAAGACCGAGTTCATGTAGGAAAATCTTGAATAAATGAAATGACATTCTCCTGAATAGATATTTGGTTTCTTCAAATAAAGAACTTTGATTTTCTCCCATTATTGAATAAGAGAATACTTATTAGTCAAGTTTCTTCTCTTTAATATAATGATTGAATAGCAGTGCTCCACGACAATGAATGGGAGTTCCTTTTGATAGATGATAAGAATGAGATTTCTACTTCAATACATCAGATACTGAACGGGGAAAAGCAATTTCTTCTGGAGGAAGTGACTTAAACTCTTTACGACACTTATCAATAAAGTTAATCACATCTTCTTCAGTACCACTCATCATCAGTTTGAGTCCATCCTTAATCATCTTTCTACAGGGTGCAGGAGTGGATGATTTGACTGCCTCAATACCCATCATCTTAAGTTTAGGTTCAGAATACTGAACCCCTTCACTGTTCCATACGTTAAGAATATAGCGTTTCTTCGCAGTCCAAATACCGCGTTCTGCAATATTCTCACGCTTCATAATCATTTTTTGATCATATGCCGCAACGTAATCCGCAAGTTCCTTATAAGATCGTTCGATGAATGGTTCCAATTTGTCTTCACAGATCTTATCAAGTAACTCAACAACCTTTGTTTTATCATCAGACTTATGACTAAGAAATTTATCAACAAGAGGTCCCATATTAAGATAGATTGAGTCAGTGTCGGATGCAATGACATAATCGACTTCTTCGGTTTTTAAAATCTTATTTAGAAATCCGTTCATCTTATTCTCAATCCAACGGATAGAGACTTGACCAGAAAGCGTAATCGCTTCCGCATTGGCCAGTTTGTAGTAACGGAAATATTGATTACCAATAGCACCATATGCAGAGTTGAGTTGAATCTTGCGCGCCATTTGAATGTTGTTACATCTGGCGATCTCCTTTTCAAGTGCTTTAGTAGGAGTCTTCTCATACTCCTGCTTTGCGGTAAGCATTTTCTTTTTGAAGATAACACGATCTCCATACATTTTCTCCATTAGTTCAGGAAGGACACCTTTAAAATCTTTACGATACATTGCACCATTAGGACATACCGCATATTCACTATAAGGCGTTAGATCAACCTCTTTCTTTAAAATCTTTTCAACAGATACATAAGGACACCTCTCTTCAACCAAAGTCTCTGGACTAATATTTGATTGCATAATCAAATGAGGATATAGAGAGTTTAAATCAAAGTTAACAATCCAATCATAGATTCCAGGAACAGGTTCTTTTACATATGCTCCAGCATATTTTCCATCTTTATCAGATTTATCTTTAGGTGGGATAACTATATTACGCTTTTTTAGGTAGTTATAGATAATACTATCCCACATACGAACCTGATAAAATACATCTCCAAAGTTGACTTTGGCATCATATGCCATAGTTAGTGCAAGTTCGATGAGTTTCATCTTGTCTTCTAGACGGTCAACAAGTTCCACGTCAACAATATTATACTCTACAAACTTTTGCCACCCATTTGTATAGAAATCCTTAAACGTATCAAACTCAGAGTGATCTAGCTTCTTAGCACCAAGTTCTACATTAGCAATATGGTCAAGACGATATGATTCTTGCGCTTTATAAGTAAACTTTTTGTAAAGATCAAGATAATCTAGTTGAGTGATTCCACCAACATCCATGGCAATATTTTGCCTGTTATTGATAAAAACTTCTCTTCGACTGACCAAACCCCAAGGAGAAAATGACTTTGCCCTCTTTTCTCCAAGAACTTTTTCTAGTCTAGAATAAATGAATGGAATATCGAAAAACTGAACATTCCACCCAGTGATTACTTCTGGATGAGAGTTCTCCCAAACAGAAAGAAAATCATTTAGAAGATCATACTCAGTATTAAACTGTCGATAACTTACATTCTTTTGTTTATTGTCAAAACTACCATTGCCCCATGTAGTGATTTGTTTTGTTGCATAGTCTTGAACTGTAATCAAAAGAATCTCTTGGTCTGCAACTTTAGGATCTGGAAACCCATTCTCAGACCCAACCTCAATATCCAAGGTTACAAGTTTGATTTTAGTGATATCAAACTTGATTTCATCTTCTGGATATTTGTCTGAAATATACTGATAGATATATCTATCATTGCCGTAGATTTTAAATCCCTCAACATTTTCATACTTAGAATAAAATTCTCTACAATCTTTTACTGTACCTGGATTAACAGATCCAACATATTCACCTTCAAGAGTTTTGTATTTTGATTCTTTATTGGACTTAATGTAAAGAGTGGGAAAATACTCCTCTTTGAACATAACATGCTTACCGTCTTCATATCCGCGAACAAGAAACTTGTTGCCGATCATTTGAACGTTAGTGTAGAACTTCATTTAACAAGGTTTTGATATTTTTCTAAAATAGTTGGTTTTGGATCTGCCATTGCTAAGATTTTATCAGAATGAATTTTATATTCATTAGTTGTTGTAAAATCAATCAACCATGGACTCAAGGTTAAATCATTTTTATTCAGAAGAAATGGTTCAATCAGTTTACATTCAGGTTCACCAAGCTCTGCCCATACCTCTTCAATTTGGGATACTAGAACTTGATTGTTCATCAGAACTAAAAGTTTGATCTCCATCTCCATACACTCCTTTTTCGTAAATATTTAATAGATTTTCAATAGGATTTACTTGCGTAATAACTTCATCCAAAGGAACTGAAATAATCCTATCTCTGGTAAGAGGAATCCAAGGCGTGATCCCAATCTTAAACTCAGTCTCTGACTGTTCTTCGTCAGAGGGTTTCTTTTGAGCAAACATAACCAAAAAAGGTCTGTCTAGGTTATATCCTACAAGAACACCATCTTGACTAATCATATCTATAACATTAGCGATCACTTTTTCACCAGATCGCATTACACACAGTTTAACCGCCATAATCAATCATTATTCTTACCTAAGGATTTTAGCACAAAAAAATGGGAGGTGTCAAAGGATTACAGATAATCTTTCCTTCTATGCGCTTCTGGAATAACTTTCTTAAGGAAAACTGTTAGGAGTCCATCTTCAAAAGTAACTGATCCAACTTCAGTATCTTCTGACAGTGCCCATACTCTAATAAAAGATCTTTGAGCCATGCCTTTATAAGCATAATCAACTTTCTCATCGGAACTCTCTTTCTTGCCCTCAATAAAGAGTTTTCCATTTTCAGTATATACATCAACTTCTTTACGCTTAAATCCAGCTAATGCAATTTCAAGTTTAGATTCATTGTGATTTATATTGATAAGATTATATGGTGGATAATTTGATTGAGATTCGTGAAGGTTAAATAGACGATCAAAGTATTCATCCATACCAATACTATTCTTTGTGATTCTATCCATCAGTGCAGGAAGATCCGACGCAGTATAGCGCATGAGGTTAGTCATTATTGTAGCTCCTTTTTAAAGCGAGTTTGTGTTGTGTGGACCCTTACGGCATCCATACATATTTATAACATGATACAAAAAAAGAGGCAAGGTGATAACCGTACCTCTTTATAGGGTGTTCCGACTTTCGTAGAGACCGCACGAAAGGTCTCAGTTTTATTTAGTTATTTTCAGTTGTCTTAACTTTTTTCCCAATATTATATTTTTGCTCAAGAATCCATTCACTTTTTTCCTTATAAGGAAGAACTTTGATTTGATTTAAAGGAGCAATGTCAGTAATCATCTCTGGATTTACTACATCAACTAATCCCCAATCAAATAATAGTTTTACAATCCTATTTCTTCTCTGAAGATCATTGACAGTAAGGTTCGTGTTCTTGCCATCAAGAGCAAACAACTCCTTAAAATGAGTAATATAATATTTCCCCTGTTTATGGAGAATGTGAGCACTCTGATAAAGCTTTTTCTCTTTCCTAGAAGCAACTCCAATACGAGTCAAAGTTTCACGAACTTTTAGAAAATCATCAGGTTCTCCCAAAGTTATTTCAATCATCATCCCAGGGTTCCAGTTCGCCTGAGGTTCAACAATTTGATTTTCCATTTTTTCCACCAGTTTCAAGTTTAGATTTTATAATGTCGATCTGTTTACTATTTAGTATTTTCAAAACTTGATGTGCTTTTTGGTCACTATAACCATAATATTTTTTGATGGCGTCTAGATTATCAACTTTCTCTTTCTTTAACCAAGGAGAAAATCTTTTTTTTACTCTAAGAGCATGTAGATAATAACTATACTGCATGTCTTTTGGTAAATGATGATACATATTCATTTGATTTGAATGAATCAAAGAATCCACATGAGAGGAAAGACATTTGTTCACAATAAAAGGTGGATAATCTTTTGCATCCGAAGGATTTTCAACAAGATTATTCTTGAGATGATTAACAGAATTCAACCAATCTTTTAGTTCCATTATTTAAATACGGCAGTAACGCTTACAACTTTTGCACCTGGATTACGAGCAAGGGTAACATTTTTTGCATCTTGATAATCTGTTGCGACTACTTCTTCAGCAAAGACTTGCCCTGCTTTATACAAATTTACTTGACATTTCATAGTTAAACAAAATAAGTTCTTTCCTATCCCTCTGCTCTCGCATATAGTCGCCTACAGATCTCATCGTATAAGTAAGATCAAACTCAGAAGCATCCCAATCCTTAAAACGATCTTTTACAAGTTGGTTAGAGTTATAACTTACCAACTGAGGCATATCACAAGCAGAACAATCAGAAGCAAACCTGTCATGATCAAAACCTTTATGCATAGATCCCTTTTTCCCGTATAGGTTATCCTTGATGTCATAAGGAGGATCAAGATATACAAAAGTACTATCTTTATAATCAAGTAGATAATCATATGAATAGTTGGTTATCTTCCAACGCTCAATGAGTTTAGAATACTCTGGAAGTTTTTCAATACCCCTCAAACTAAAATTGCTATTTGATGCTTGCTGGGAAAATGAAGAACTCTCTGTAAGACCACTGAAAGAACACTTGTTTACAATATAAAAAGCAACTGCTCTTTCTAAGTTGGTTTGATGAGTATCGTTAATAGCAATCTTTGCGTCATTGAAAAGAATTGCTGCTTTATCTGGTGTATTGTTTTTGCTCTTTAAATCTACGAGTTGATCCTTAAGATCATTACCAAACATCAGGAGTTGTTGCCAAAAGTTTACCAATGGTTCATAAAGATCATTTACCCAAATGTCAAGATGGGGATATTTCTTGGTGACGTGAATAGCAACGCTACCACCACCAAGAAATGGTTCACGAAACTCTTCGTAGTCTCTAAGATCAGGAAAGTACTGATCCATTTTGTTGCAAGCACGGGACTTGCCACCAGGATACCTAAGGGGAGTTTTCAGAGATTTCATAATTAATAATAAATTTATCTTTCAAGTGCCAGTGAATATCATCATGCACTTGTTGCATTGCGTTGTGTTTGATTGCCCAGAAGTCATCATCATCGTTAATGATGATATTGACTTGAGTTTTCACATCAACTCTCAGACACTTCATAATAGTTTTACGTTCATTTAAAGTTACACTCACACATTAGTTCGGTCAACGCCGCCAGAAGATTAATTTCTTGATCTGCTACGAACGCAATCTGATACTGATACTTAGCAATAATAAGCACAGCAGCAGGAATGCTATTGTTTTCAAGGGATGTAAGAAGAGCATCGTAAATACGACGCAGAAGTACGTCAGAGTCATTATCCAGATTATTAACGACCCACTTTCGTACTTCAGTAAAGTTTTTAGATTTGAGATTTTTGATAAGTTCATTTACAGAAACATCAGAGAACGTAGCAAGAATGCCAGAATCAATCTTTCCAACTACAGAATATCGTTGGCATTCATTTAATACTCGACGCCAATCGGGAAAGTGAGTATTGATTAACTGACCTAAAACTTTAGGTTCATACTCTACTTGATTTTCTTGTAAAATTCCTTGAAGGCGTTGATAAAAACCTGCAGCAAGTTTGGGTTTTTCTTTAGATTTGATTGTGAAGTCAATGCAGGCGCATCTGGACTGAAGAGGTTCAATGATCTTGTTTTTATAGTTACATGTAAAGATGAATCTACAGTTGCTATAAAACGCCTCAATATTAGCCCGCAGGAGGAGTTGTACGTCGTTCCCTGTGTTATCTGCTTCGTCAATAATGATGACTTTGTGTGCAGAAGACGTTTGAAGTGATACGGTCGATGCAAAGTTTTTTGCTTGGTTCCGTACCGTGTCCAAAAATCGTCCTTCATCGGATCCATTAATGACATAGTAATCCGCTCCTAGTTGATGGCAAAGTGCTTTTGCTACTGTGGTTTTTCCTATACCAGGAGGACCAGATAGTAGCAAGTTTGGTATTTCGCCCTTATTTAGGAAACTCTGAAACGTTTCTTTAATGTGCTCGGGCAAAATACAATCTTCAATGGTCTTTGGGCGGTAAGATTCTACCCAAAGAAAGTCAGTCTTTTTCATAATAAAGTTTCTTTTTTAGTTCAAATGAACCGTCGCCACGGTCAATCCATTCTAGCAGATCACCCTCTTCCCATCCAAGTTTTTCAATAATACTTGGAGGAAATGTAAACTACTCCATCTTCATCAACTGTTAAGGTTGTCCACATCGTCTACAAAAACAAAGTTTGTATTTAAAACAATTCTATTTGGAACATTGGTAGCAACACATCCAGAATGAAGAGTGTTCCCCTTAAAGATAATCAATCGATTTTCAACAGAATCTACTTTTTCTTTGATAGTAACTTCACCTTCATAGGGTTCAATCCCCTCATGAGTTTCATTATAGAAAATTGTAGGAGCGTCTGTGGTATGAAAATGATAGATACATGTATAGTTATGAATAGGGGTATCTACATGAGGAGTAAAAGATAATACCTGATCTCCCTGATAAGTTGTCATAAAAACATTACTTCTATGGATTTGAGTATTTGATGGCATTTTAAAATATTTTTTTACTTGTTCATTAAAGGCACCTACATATGGAGTTGCCGCCAATGTTTCATGCAAATATTGATCATTTAAAGCATATACAAAAGTGAATCCATAAACATTTTTTAAATCCAGTAGTCTCGTAATCAGATTTTGAAGATACTGAAGGAATAAAACTCCAAGGTTGTTCAAAACTTTCTACAGAGTTTTTAAACATCCTAAAATGTTCTGGTCTCAGAAAGTTATCGATTACAAAAAACTCTTCGGAAGAACTATGGACAGTTCTTTCCCAAGAAACGGTGTTAGAAAGAGGTTCAATCATCGAAAGAAGAATCAGGTTCTAGAGCAATTAAGTAAGATAGATTGTGATTACTGCTGACAAACTTAGAAATAAACTTTTTAGAAATCATGACAGTATAAGACCCAGGAAGGATCTTAAGGTTTTCTACTCGATAGTTAAAAGTAAAAGTATGATTTGTTTCTCCAACTACAATCGAGTAATCATTTGAGGTATCATTTCTTTTGTCTCGTGCAACCATTTTTACAACTCCCGCTTCTCCAATCACTGATAAATCTGGAAGATGCATTACAGTTGCAGCTTTTAAAATCTTAGTCAACTGGTCAGTTGTTAGATTAAAAGTTACGTCTGATTCAGGTACTTTGATTGGTTCTTCGGGAGGTGTTACGATTACGTTTGCATCAGCAAAAAAGTATTTAGTTTTGGACTTACCTTCACGAACGACTAGAAAGTCTTCTTTTGTAAAATCAAGTTCTGGAGACTGATATAGGTCAAGCGTTTGCAAGAACTGACTTAGATCGTAAATACCAAAATCTTTAGGAATATCTTCTTCGATTTCAACTTCAGCAAAAATATTTTGCATAACAGAAATAGTGCTTAAAGTGTTTCCTTTCTTAAAAAGAATAGATTCATTAATGTTAGAAAAGTTTTTTAGGATGGAAACGGTTTTTGTTTGATAGTTTCATATTTAATTCTCGCAGTTTCATGATCAATAGGGATAGTCGCTGGTATTTCTATGAATACCAGCGAAGTGATAAAGTAGAATGCAATAATGGATTGCTTTTAGAATATCCTGTTTGGATTTTCCGTTCTTTTTACCGAAACGCGAAAGATATTTTATGGCATTTGATCGGCAAAATGGTTCGGCATCACCAATACTTTCAATCAAATCAAGAGTTTGAGTTTTAGATTCTTTAGAAGTATAGTGAGAGTGATAAGTGCCTGAAAGATAATCTTGAATCTCTTTTAGGGTTTCATCTTCTTCATATTTCCAAAACCCATTAGTCGATTCTCGAACTACGGATTCTGGATTTTTAATATCGTCATTTTTACAATAAGACATTACAAAGTTTCCTGCTGTATCAGTGTTTATGTTGTACAAATAATCATTACCAATAAGATCTTGTTGGTTGGAGCTCATAATATTTTGGTAAAAGTTTTGATCAAATGTTGTCATAGATGATTATATCAAGGGAATGGATTTCAGTCAAGAAAAGTTGTGCTCATCAAGGACACTCCTTTTGCTGATCTTCAGAAGGCATTACGAAATCAGCATCAACTTATCATACAACTCAATGAAGGATTGTTTGGTCTCATCATCGAAACGATTAACACAAACTTCGATTGCCTTTGCTTTGTTCTTGAAGATTGCATATGCACGGATAATGTGAACGAGTCTACGAGTTGTAGATGATCTCTTCGATACCACCATCATAGAATGTCTTACGGATGATGTCACCCCAATCAACAAGTCGTCTGACAGAAATCAGTCATCTTAGATTAAGAGTTGCAGCAAGACCTTTAAGAATCTTGCAACTCAGTCTGTAGTATGGATACTCTTGCTCAAATGTGACAGGGAATCTCTCAAGGAATGCTTCGTTCAAGCACGTTAGTACCGATGAATCTACCATCCTCAGATCCTTTACCTTTTGTGTTTGCAGTTGCAATGATATTGAAACCTGGCGCTGGTTGTACATATCTTCCAATCTTCTTGAGGAAGACTCCTTTTCCTTCGAGGACTGATTGAAGGCAAAGAATCTTGTTGGAAGCCAAGTCAAGTCTCGTCAAGCAATAGAATCGCAGCCGCGCTCCAAGCGCCTCGATGACTCGGAGCCATTGTGCCAAACGGTTTGCGCCGTTGATAAGACGGAATCCACCAATGAGGTCATCTTCATCTGTTTCAATAGTAATGTTTACACGAATAAGTTCTCTCTTGAGAGTCTGCACAGTGCCTGTTCTACAGAAAATGTTTTACCATTTCCAGATAGACCAGTGATAAAAGTAGGATAGAAAAGACGAGACTGGAATAATCTTTTAACATCTTGAAAACTACCGAACTGGACGAAAGTATCATCTTTTTTCTGGAGTGAGATTTTGGCGTTCCTGAACGGGAAACAATAGTGGGACTAGGACTCGTAAGTTTGCTCCATTTTTTTCCCGAACGGTAAGATTCCAACTACCGCGAGCAACCTTAATATTGTGCGAGTTTGTTTGTTTACGGTT